CGTGCCTGCCAGTACATAAGATCGCCATTGTTCTTGTATGTTGGTATAATTATCCGTGGTAGTAGATTCTTTGCAAGGAATATGTCATCCGGGTTTACGGATGATGTTTTACCTTTAGACAGGAAGAATGGGTAGTCATCTTGTGTCATTTTATACTTATTCCACAAGAAGTCCCTAGCCTCACATGCCAATGGGTCATCCTCTGCATAGGCCGTTATGGGTTTAAAAAAATCAGGTTGCTTAATTGATGGTAATATTATCTTTTCTGCTTTTGTAACACGCTTCTTATCATCTTTTATTTTAGATGCGAGGAGACCATTTACTTCCTTTACTGGTATACCAAATGCTCTGAATATATCCCACATGTTCTTTGAATGTGGGGCTTCTCTATCTGGATCAAAACTACCATCTGTACTACAATTAAAGCAATTGTAGAAACACATTTCATCCTGAAAGAGCCAGCCACCACGGGGGCCTTTTGAGTGTGTACCATCACCACATACAGCACAATACACGGAGTTCCACCCTTTGGATGATTCTCCGTGCATTAATGGTAAGTGATCTCGTACTAAGTCTTCAATAGTTTCCATATGTGTGGTATTATATCACAACATTAAACTATTTGAAAGAAGAGTCATGCTTTAGTTTTTACCTTAACTTTAGCCTTAACTTTAGCCTTAGCTTTTGGTTTAGGCTTTGGCTTAGGTTTTGGTTTAGGTTTAGGTTCATATGCCGTTTCATCAATCTCGTCATCAATCCTGCCATCAAATACGACCCCGATACCACGCACGTTAAGGCGTTCTACTACTTCATCAGAATCCATCCAGAAATCCTTATCTGCAAGCATATCTGTAATTTCATCATCGGTTAAGAATCCTGAATATATGTTAGTAGCCATTTTTTTGAAATAAGTCTTCATGAAATCCACTTGTGATACAATAGCTGCACCCTTATCATACCCACCATGGCTACAGTTATGGATCATAAATGCACAATGGTCGTTAACTACATAGTTATCCCCTGATAAGAATATCATCGTTCCTGCCGAACAAACATCACCTTCTAAGAAAGTTGTTATTTCTGCCTGTGATTGGTTCATTGCAGCTATTATTTGAATGGTGGTTCCTAGGCTCCCACCCGGTGTATTCAAGTAAATGTAAATCTTATCTTGGGCTTCACATGTTTTCATAACATTAAGCATGTCAACGTACTTATCTATTTCGTGTTCTATTTCCCCGTTAATATAGAAGTGATGTAATGTTATATTAACAGTTTGTGCATAGTACTTTACTTGCTTTTCTAGCATGAATAATTCGCCAACATCTTTTTTATTACTATTCATCAAACGTACTCCGTTATTGTTTATAGTGTTATGCACTGGTATTACATATTATATTTATTGTCTCAATAATATAGTTTATTTTATAAATTTGTTGATATCAAATTTCTGATATTGTGGGTCTTTCTCGGGTATGTGCTCGTTGTGCTCGCTATCCCAAAATAGCTCACCTTGTGCTATTTGAAAGTTAAACAGGCCAATATCAACACCACCACTGTATGCCACCACAGTTTTTTTACCTGCTAACAGTTCAAACTTTAAACCATCTGGATATGCGTTGACTAATGACTGTGACCAATCACTATATGTTGTTTGTACATTTCCTACAAATCTTGTTCTATTTTTCATTTCTTTGATGCCCACCCTAGTATTAATTTATTTGAATATTCCTCTGAAAATTCAATAGAATCTATCATATCTGAAATATTAATCCTACTTATGTCGAAGTCACCGCAATCATATGATAGGGTTACATGTGGTTTATATTCATCGTAATCCGATGTGGCTTCATGCTTTGACATTATTTCTTCAAATCTATCCTGCATTTCCTTATTATCAAGCTCTATAACTAAGGCTTTCCCATCATCTGTGGGGAATATGGTTAACTTTTTACATTTAGCAACAATAGGGGATTTTAACTTACCATTAGCCTTAAAGTCTGGTAAGGGCTTTCTGGAATATATTAAAGTGGAATGTGCATCTTTTGTATCTAATGGTGATGGGACTCCCAGCTTACGGATAACTTCTTTTAGCAGTTTTTTACTTTCGGGGGATACCTTAAGTGCAACATACGTCCCATCGGAGGCTGACTTCTTCTCGGTTATTGTAAATAATTTCATATTTTCTCCAGTATAATTATATTTAGTATTATCACCTAGTATTTTTACTCCATACCCTATAACTCAACCCAGCAGCTGACACTTCCCCACTCACATAATCAAAGCTTGATGCAACATAACCAATAACATTATTTATGTTTACATCACAATCATAGTCATCTGGGATGGTGGTGATGTATGCCGTGTCTATATGCCCCAACGCTTCCATGTATATCGACGCACCACCAATGAAGAACACATTATCATATGAGGCTTCTTTTAAGCCCTCTGTGAGGCTTCTTACTCTACTGGCACCTGTTACCTCATATTCATCGTTACTGGTCACTACGAGGCACTGACGGTGGGGTAATAGGCTAGTCCTATTGCCAATGTATGGCAATATACTCTCATATGTCTTACGGCCCATAATACATGTGCTATTTTTTGTTGTTGCTGCAAAGTATTTCATATCTTCGCTATATTTCCATGGAATGCCATTGTCTTTACCAATGCCACCCATTCGGTCAACTGCTACAATAATCGCTTTCATTTAATCATCTTCCTCATCTAACATGTCGTGAACCATATACAGTTCGTTTGCATATACCCATTTTTCTACTTTTGATACCCCTACCATACTAGCCTGTGACTTGCCCCGTTGGGGGGCTGGGGTTATTTGTATTTGCACATTATGTGCTGTGCTCTTTTTTACTGGGTGGCGATTTGACCTTCTACGTCTAGGTTCTTCATCTTCCTCCAAGTTTACTTTCTCAGCGTACTTACCCGTGGCAATATACTCATCACCTTCGTATATGTAAGTCTTTGACATATCAAGGATAAATTCTTCTTCCATTTATTATCTCCAGTCTGTTATAAATAATTATAGTTATCGTATATTTAGTATTCGATAACTGTCAAGAACGCTTGAGACATTGTTGCAATTCTATCTCAGACTACAACCTTTGTCAATGTTAGATTAGTATAGTTCTCAATCTTGACTATGTAATTCATTTTATAGGAGGTGACGCATATGCCTGATTCGTAATATACCGTAGCAGTAACGAACAAAAACTAACCTACAACATGGAGACATTAATATGTCACGAAAAAAACAAGCAAAGGCTGTTGGCCATAAAGAATACGAACTTAAACTCCTAAAAAGTGGCCTTGTAAATAACGGTATGGCTATGACCGAACAACGAAGAAAAAAGTCATGGTCACTCCACGATCTAAAAGTAATAAACCCGCTCAACCCCCCACAAAAAGAAATGTTTGAATCATATTATAACGGCAACCACATTATTGCAAATGGTTCAGCCGGTACAGGAAAAACATTAGCAGCAATGTACCTAGCACTAACTGATGTTTTATCAAAAGAACAACCACAGCAACGCATAATCATTGTACGCAGTGCAGTCTCCACAAGAGAATTAGGACACCTTCCGGGTACAGTTTCCGAGAAACTTGAACCATACGAAGCACCATATAGGGATATTGTAGGATTCCTAATGGGAAACAACAACAGTTATGATAACCTTAAAGAAGCTGGTATTATTGAATTCATGCCAACATCTTTTGTTCGTGGCCTTAACTGGGACGATGCCGTAATTATTGTCGATGAAGTACAAAACCTTAATTTTTGGGAATTGAATTCGGTAATTACTAGAGTGGGTGACGACTCTAACCTACTTATAGTCGGTGACCAGATACAAACAGATTTGTATAAATCTGGAAATGATAAATCCGGTATGGAGCGGTTTTTACAAATCGCTAGAACAATACCCAACTTTGATGAAATTGTGTTCAAGAAAGAAGATATTGTTCGTAGTGAATTTGTTAAAGCTTGGATATGTGCCATGGAAGATTTCGATCAAGATAACCCAAGGTAAGGATATATTTGATACAAATTATGTATCCGTATATACTCTAAGCTATTAACGTTATTGGGGAGAGCATGTAGAAATACATGCTCAACCTTACCTGACGCCAACATATCTTTACAGTTCTTGGCACTATCATCAACTGTGCATTTTATATTATCAAACTTTGTTAGACTGTCCATTTTGTTTTCACCAATGTTACTAATAATCAGTTCGTCACATACAAGATCATGGTCTGCTAAGTATTTTTCCGTCTTCTCAAATGCCTTAGGGACAAACCCACCACGTGCTGTTAGAATAACAACATGATATCCCCTCGCAGATAAATCCTTTAACATAGGCTTAGCGAAAATATTAGGCTTAGCTGTTAAATATATTTCATGCTTAACAGAGCACTTAATAAATTCTTTTACGCCTATCCCCACAATATTTTCAACATTGTGGGTGTCCCACAATGACCAATGTGGCACTCTATCCTTACCAAAGTCAGTATGTAGTGCCGTATATAGTTCAGTCTTCAAGTCAATTAGAGTATCATCTAAATCAAACACTATGACAGGTTTGTCCATTTTAGGTGGCATATTATGCTGTATACTCAGCTATTGCTTCATTAATAGCATCATGTAGTAATTGGCGCTCAGCAACTAAATCCCGACTTTCGGCTTCTTCTTTAGTAAAGATCTTATCACTGTACCGTAATTCTAACTTCTTAATAATCATTGCTTGTACATCGCCCCAACCAATTCCAGTGGCTTCATAGAACAATGCCTTATACCAATCAGAATCACCTAACTCTTCACACATGTTAACAAGGTCAATTCCATCCTCACTGTTCATGCCAGTCAGTAATGCATGGGCAATCTCACCATGCTCAGTGATAGTTCCCAAGATTGCATGGAATACCCTAGGATCAATGCTTAGCTCAACCCCTACTTGTATATCATCTCGTATGCGCCTTGACTCAATAATACCAGCCAGTGCATCTTCTATATCCCCTTGAGCAACTGCTAACTTCGTAAGAATCTTTTCTTTGTCTAAATCTTTGCCGTAAAATAAACTCTTTTTATAAACATCTAGCACATCAATGATGTTCACTGCTGCGGATAATGCATCCTCGAACACTTGCAAGTCAAGCTCAGTTGACTCGATACTATCTACGATTGATTCCGTTCTAATTGCTAATGTTTGAAAATCTTTATGCGTCATTTGCTTCTCCTGTAAGTGGTTTCTCTAAATCTTTCATTGTGAGTTTTTCATTTAATTTTCCATCAATTTCTTTTTTAATATCTTCGATTGCATTTGCTGCAGTTTTCTGTAGATATCGCGAGAACTGATCGGCAGGTATGTTATCTACTTTTTCTAATAGTTTATATGCTCTATCATATGCTATATTCATTACCAATGACTTGGTTCTGTTTTCAACAGATGTTATGTCTGCCATAAACTCATCTCTTGGAACTAGATATTTTGAATCTGCTAGTCTAACAGTAAGCATAGTTTCTGCTGGGATACCAGAACCGTGTAAAACCTCATTCCAAATTTTACCACGCAATTCCCACTCATCATAAGGGACACCCTCTAGTGGATCAACGTTGTCCCAATATCCAAACTCATTAACGTTTGGTAGTTCTAATAATTCGGGTATAGCACTGTCTTCTGGAAAGAATGGAATGGCAACAACCGCATCCTTATGAAATCCTAAGGATAAAACATACTCAGTTTCATGGGATGGTGCAGAACGATTACCTTCAAATATTTTTGTTGTTGCAGCTAGCAATGGACTTTCATCATTGCTTACGCTTTCATCACCTTCTAAAATATTAATCCCAACACAATGGTACATATCGTGTATTAAACATGCTAATACTTTAATGTCGTGGGCTACTCTCTTCTCTACCCAGACTTCAGTTAATCCTCTTACTGTCTCAATAAACTTAAAGGAATCTTCTAATGTAGTTATTCCTTCTAGTTTCAACCCACCGTATACTTTAAAGCTCATATAGTTTCCTTTTTTCTCCGACAAGTATAACATAATGGTAACAATAAGGCAACGAATATGGGCCTAAATAAAAATAAAGCAATAAAAAGGGGCCTAAAAGCCCCCCCGTTATTTAATGCAACCTACTGTGCTTTGAAACACCCTTCATCAAATATGTCATTTGATCATCTAAAATATTTCTATTTTTAAGAATCAATGTCTCATTGTATGATGGTACATATGGTATGTACAACAGCGCCATCTTAGCCTGTTCAGGCGTCCTATCATCCTTTCTCTGATTACAGGTACGGCATGCAGTAACAACGTTCTCCCACACGTCTGGGCCGTTCTTAGAGCGTGGCAAAACGTGGTCACGTGTTAGCTTAGCTAAGTTATACTTGTTCCCACAGTAAGCACACAGGTGCCTGTCACGTGCAAACAACTCACGGTTGATTAGTGCAGGTGTGTCCCTACGATACTTTGATGGACTAGTGTTATTGTCTAACGCAACAATAGTGTCTACCATTAGAGTAGACTGCTTACCTGTTGCAGCATTAGTACCACCACGTAGAAGCACTTCATACTTACCAGTCTGCCATAGGATTTTCCCCTTAGCTGAATAGAAAGCACTATCCTGATATGTAATCCAATTAAGTGGTTCCCCACCAGAATTCAATGCTAAAATCAACGGTAGTTGATTTACAGATTCTCCGGTTACATTATAGTTGTCTTCCTTCCTGATTAACATGTCCTATGCTCCTATGCAATTATTACTTCATCGAACCCCTCTGCCCGTGATGGCTTAACATAGCTTTTGGCCATGCTTTGCATTACATTGGAAGGTATTCTCTTACCCGTACTCTTTTCACGTTTATCTAACCTAGATTGTAGCTCATCAGGATCAACTTCAAATACAACTGCAATCTTTTTATAATGCTTTGGCACTTGTTGTAATATCCCTTTCCTTTTCTTTGGGTTCAGGTTAGTTTGATCCCAAATGATGTTCTTATGGGTATTTACTGCTTCTTTAAACTTTTGCTGACTAATTGCTGTGGCTTTACCAATATAGTTCTGAAAGCCTCTGTTATAGTCAGTCCCATCAGCAGCTGCCATCGCTTCTATCTCATCATCACTGGAAACAATAACGTATGATTTGTCAGAAAGAAAATTATCCCGCCATGTACTTTTTCCACTGCCGGGAAGACCAACCATCACAATTATTTCTGGATTCGTTTTTACATTATCAAGTTTCATTTATTGCCATCTCCATCCATTCTCCCTCCATTCGAGGTACTACAAATAGCTCAGTTCCGATTCGTTCAAGTTTAACATCAGAGTATATGAAGTCAACATTTATTTTAGCCTCATCCATCATAGTGAATGTTATCTTAGCCTTATCATCCCAAAAGTCACTAGTTCTAAGCCCGCCACCATTAAACTTGTCAACAACCACTGATGTTATACCAGACTGAATTATACCTCGCATACAATCTGGGCAGGGTAAGTGGGTAACAAATAATATACAACCACTCAATGATCTTTCTGCCAAGTATATTGCATTACGTTCAGCATGCTCAAACCAGTTATATTTCTCTGGTCTTTCATAACGTTCTGGCACATCATCGTCTATGCCCACTGGTATCCCATTAAATCCAAATGACCTTGGCTTGCCGTCTGGGGTTACGATACATGCACCAACCTGTGTTGATGTGTCCTTAGACCATGCTGCTGACTGATATGCCATTCGCAAAAATCTTAATTTCCATTTATTACTGTTAAATACTTCCATTGGTATCCTTTAAAATAAAAAGAGATAAGAACCCGCTCTTTAGTTACAATTTATTATATGCAAGTATAACAGATACTTTGATAAATAACAATAGTATAAATAGTATTAACAGAGGGAACTATGAAGAAAATCATATCAGCTTCATTTACAATTGGCGATGCACCGGCTACTGGTCTTGCACCAACTATCCAAGTATGGGAAACACTGGACGATTCAAGTGTTCTGGTAGTGGATAAGCTTGGCATGGAAGAAGTTAAAGACGGTATATATGAATTTGAATTTGATAACTATGACAAATCTAAGGTATATTTGTTTAAAGCCTTTGGTGGTTCTGACCTAGCCATATCCGAACAGTATAAAGTGTTTAAAAACACTGACCCTATATTTGAAAGTAATTCTAAAAATGCAGGGTTGTTTAAAGAGTCTTCAAATAGTATTATATTCGAGGCTACTCGCAAGAAGGATATCAATGATAAAATAAAAGCACTTCTATCCAAAACAAAAGAGAAAGAGAAAGAACCACTATCTTCTAAGTCTAAGAAAGAACTACAAGAAGAATATTATGCTAATGAAAAGGTAAAGTTTCTTAAGCTATTTGAAGAAACTCGCCAGCTTAAAGAACTTAATGAATCAAGGAAGAAGAATAGGCTAATTAGCAGTTTAATATCTAATACTAAGAAGTAACTGCTGTTTGTAGTATTCGTTCTACTAAATACCTGCAAGACCCACAACCAGTCCCAACATCTAATTCACACATGAGTGCTTCCATAGTGTTGTTTCCAGAGTGTATGGACTCTATGATTTCTTCTTCCGTCTTATCACCACAAAAACAAACGTACATATTTACCTCAATAAAAAGGGGACATGTAGTCCCCTTTGGTATGAACAATTATTAACTATTAATTATTCAGATCCCTTTGCTAGATAATTTACTACCTGCGCAGGAAACAGATCCCATATTGGACTCATTAGGGTTAGGAAGAACATTTGCGCTTCCATGAAACCTTCATGATCTCCACGGGCCAGATTGTCACTAATTTGCTCAAGAGCATCAACTGCATTCTCTTTAACACTTAGATCATTATATCCCTTATCATCATATCTTTCAATAGATTTTTTAATTTCGGCTACTCTCTTTTTGATAGCACCAATAACTTCCTTAGGGACTTTATTTTTAACAGTTGTTCGGTCCTTCTGGCCAGTACGCTCACCCTTTAGATCAGCATCATCTACAGCGTTGGCTGGTAGATCACTGTTAATGAATAGGTTAGCAGGTGATGCCATCATTGCCTCACTCACGTTACCCTCATTAGCCCTTGCACGCATATCTTCTCTGTCTTTACGAGCTACCTTAACACTTGCAGCACCGATACCCTTCTCACGTGTTTGCTTAGAGTCACGGTAATGTTGTGGTTGTTTTGTTTTAGCTACACTACCCCTACCTCGCCTATGATCCCGGTCTGCATTGTCCTCATCCTTATACATTTGTGAAGTAGTAGCTTTGTCAATATAGTTACGTAGTGTACCCTTGCTTAGCTCCATTATTCTTGCTGCAGCTTCTTCAACTGATGTGGTAGCTTTGGTCAAATCGCAAGATTTAACCATATCGACCTTACCATCAGCTTTATCTGAGATGCCTACCATATTAGCTGGGCCGTCTGCCACAACCACTACCTTTTTAGAGTCTTTGTACATAACACTATCACCCTTTGCAAATGCTGGTGCTGTTTCATCTTCACCTTCAACTACATCACGTGACGAGTCTACAACCTTTGTGGTAGCATTAGGCTTAGTTGGTTCTCTACGAATACCAGCCTTAGGGTCTACTTTATCACCAACCAATTTACTTTTTAATTTATCAGCAGCATTAGATATCAATTCTGCACTTGGTTTTGTAGCTTCAACGATGTCTTGGGCTGATTCATGAACTACACCCTTAGTACCGTCCCATGTACCTACAGATTTCTTCTTACCATCAACAGTTACAGTTGCACCGGCAAGGTCTTTTTCATCACCAAAAAATGATATCTTTTCAGAACCATGCTTTTTACTAACACTTTCTTTCCATGAAGAATAGTCAGATTTATCACCTTCTGTAACCTTTGCAGCTTCCTTACCCTGTTGACGTTCTTTAGCTTTAAGGGCTTTCTTTTCACTTTGGTTAGTAGCTTGTGATAGACCACCAGTATGCTTAAGATCACTTGGGCGACCCTTTGCAACACCTTCAGACTTAAGGCGATGTTGATAATCTAGTGGATGTTCACCATCCACATCACCAATGTCATCAACTACCTCATCGAACATACCTTGGAACGTATCTAGGTCATAAAAGCCACTGTCAACAAAATAAGTCATGGACAACTCGTATGATTGAGACACTGCCGTGGTGTATGGCATTCTTTTCAGGTGCTGAGTAATACAATCCTTAATCATTTCCCTACTTTCTTTTTCGTTTGGTTTTCTTTCATTCTTAGACATTTCATATACATTTTCTACGTCAGGTGAATCAGATTCTTCAACAACTTTATAAAGGTCATCAACTTTAATTGGTGCACGCTTACCATCAGCATCAGTTACTTCAAAATTATCATAACCATTGTTATGTAATACAGATGCCACTTGCAGCATACCCAACATGGCTTCTAAACGTAGAGATATTGATTTATCTTCGCCAGTAGCATGGAGGATAACCCCTTCATTGAATTGTGTGCCAGCTTCATGTAGAGCAGCTGCTTCTTCCCTTGACAAATACATATCAGTACGTCTATCATAGTACTTGCCCTCTTTCGGGTCATAGTATACAACACGACCATTCTTCATTCGGAATGGTCCTTCAAGACCTTTAATGGCATCCATACCATCTTCGTCGGCAGCAGGGTTAACCTTATAGCCTTCGTATAATTTACTAACAGTGATGCTTTTCTCTTTCTGTCCAGATAGTTCAAGCAACCGTAAAATGTCTTTGTTCATAGTAGTAACCTCGTTATATTCTATTTATTAGTTTTGGTAGTTCTCCAACTACCTTCTAACCCACGTGCTTCATATAGGTCGTTGACGGCAGTTGCGATAAGAACATTATACTGTTCCCATCGTTTTGTTTGTTGGGGTTTTGGTTTAGGGACTTCTAGTTCAGAAAAGCTATTATCCACAAGCTCTAAAGCATTATCCCAATCCTTTTCTAAATCCTTTGCACCTTTATTTATTTCTCGCTGGAGGGCAGTTATTGTATCATTGGGGAACGGAGACATGGGGTCTGTTTCCTTGAAAACTGCCCTTCTTTCATCTTCTTTCTTATTTTCGGTCAATCCCATTATATCAAATAGGCTTCTCATGTGTTTAACCCTTCTTTTTTAATTCCCAAAGCCATCCACCCTTGACGCGTTTGCCACGCTTCAATATAGTATAGTTGCCACCCTTAGCTAATTCTTCAGACATGTTCTTATACATTTCACGCTCTATTTGTGTGGTGGCGAAAAAACGGGTAGTGAGCCTCTTGTTCGACTTATAAGTGTCTAATGCATTCATACCAACAGCTACAGCCATACCAGTCATATACGGGTGCTTCATAAGAAAGTCTTTAAACCCCTTGGCTGCACCCACACTCTTAGTAGCAAATGAAATTTGATTCAATGACTCATCCAATAAAAAGAAGTATTCATTGTCTAATGGGTCTTTATATTCAGCTAAAATAACCAGATCACTGGAGTCATTGTACTTTTTAAGTGTCATGTTATACTATAATCCTTTTGGCATTCAGATATATTTATCAATCGGTTACGATCTTAGTTCATAACTGATAATATCTTGATTATTCAGGATTATTTTTCAACCAATCTGCAGCAGTTGTGCCTTCACTATCACTAGTGGCATGGCGATAATATAGGATTAGTTCTTTTTGTTGTAGGATATATCTTTGCATTTCTTGGAGGTTTCCAGCCATTTTTTCATAACCATCGGGGGTTAATGCAAATATGACTACTTGGCCATCAAGAATCTTTTCGATTTCCTTGAATTTCTCTTCAGCATTCTCTTCAGTAATGACAAACCAAGTAATACCAACCATATCTATCTGGGCTGGTAATGGTGGTTGGTATATCCGAAGAGGTACTGTTTCAATCTTTGTAACAACAATAGGTTCTGGTAAGATTTCTGAACCACCAAACCATGAACAACCACCTAACAGTGATAGTGCAATCAATAGGCTACATATCCGCATCTTGAATCTCCTTGCTGTGATCTTCCACTTGCTTAAATACGGCATCCGTGGCATTATTAATACGAGTCTCTATTAGCCCCGGTTTAGCACGTGCAAGTCTGGTAAGGTTATGATCCTTAAATATTCGCATGAACTTTTTCCTATCCTCTTCCAATTCTTGGGTTTTGATAGTTAGGTTAACAACAGCTAAGTGTTCTTCATCTCTCTGCGTCTCTAGTTCAAGAACTTTAGCTGCATTATTTTCAGCTGCCACCATAAGAGATGCGTTGTTCTCCTTGAGTGTATGATTGTTTGCCTCTAACTGGGCAACATCGGCCTTGAACTCAGCAACGGTGATTGTATGGTATGCATATGCTGATCCTAGGGCACCTATAGTAGCTACAAATAAAGCAATTTTGATATAACTAAACATCACGTTCTCCGTATTGAAGACTTAAGGCTACTAACATCAGATTTCAGTGTCCTAATCTGATCTTTAGCTGCCTTAAGTTCTAGCCTTAATATTGATAATTTCTTAGCCGTTAAGTTTATTGCATTTTTATGTGCATTGAAATCTTTTTTATAAGCCTTATCCATATCAATAATGGTTTTTCTTAACTGTTCTAACTTTTCGCTAACATCTGTGTCCATGCTTTATTTAGTCTCCGATACACTTCAAGTGCGTTTTTTGCATCTTCTAATGCGTTATGCTCACCCCTATCCTTAAGCCCAACACGTTTGAATAGTGTGTCAGAATCAAACTCCTGTACCGTACCCATAGAAAGTGCAAACGTGTCTAGGTGTCTATGCCCAAACTTAATGTCTGATAACTCATATCGAGTGAACAAATCTTTCAGGAAAGGAATATCAAACGATACGACATTATGCCCAAGGCAATACAGTGGTGCTGTAATATCCAGATGCTTCATCAGGAACTCCATGATTTCAACAACTGCGTCTTCCTCATCCATACCATGTTCTTCAAGGTATTCCTTACTAAGGCCATGTATACTCTCAGCTTTTGCATTCCATTTGGATTTACCATTCCATTTGATCATGACGTATAGTTCATCCTTAACCTTAAAGGTTTCAGTGTCGGTAATAACAATGCCCCATGATACTGCTTGGTATCCATGTGCTACAGAATTCTGATTAAGGCATCTGTTTGCATTTAGGTTCATGCCACTAGTTTCACAGTCTATTGCAATTATGTCGTGTATCTTTATGCCCATTTATTTTCTTCCTTTATTTTAGCTATTCTAGCATTTAAGTGTTGAACTCTTGATTTCCTATCAGACACATTAACAACAAGTAACGAGTCATTATTCGAGAATGTTTCAGCATAATGTAATATCATTGAATTTGCAAGATGTGCAAAATGAATATTTACAGACCTAACACCGTCATCCTCCGGGACATATTCCCTGCCCTGCAGAAATAACACTGTATGGAAATACTTCTTTTGAGCTTCTGAGCACTTTTCTGCATACTCATCTAGCCAATTGGAATATTCATTGTGTGGGCCTATTGATGCAAGGGCATAAGTAAATATGTCTGCAAATGTTCTTTCAGATAAAAACACATGCTTAGCTTCTGATGCTTGTTCAAGTGCCCAGATTAGTGATTTCTCATGTCGTTTAATAATTTCATCTTGAAATTTAACTTTTAATGGGGCATACTTATTAACGTCGCCCAATGTATATCCCCAATCGATGAGTAGTTTTCTAGAGGTCTGTAGCCATAACTTACGCCCACCAGAGTTACTAGCATCACAATCACTTATAAGTGTTGATTTGCCTTGACCCTGTGCACCAGATACCCCTATAATCATTTAACTTCACTCTCAGGAGTAGCATCTTCAGTAACAACTTCCACTGTAGGTTCAATACCATTATCCTTAAAGAATGTTTCAAGTTGAATATTTCTAGCTAATTCATCCTGAAACTTTTCTTTAATCTTTTTAAACTTTTTGGTATACAGGTCAACCTTATAAGAAGTCTTTGCTGTTTTAATGTTGTCCTGAAGTTTCGCGGCTGTGTGCATATAACTACCAATTGTCTCATTTGATAGTTGATATAGTTTACGGAAGTTTGCTATATCTTCTTCTGGGAGATTATCTGGCTCAACATACTCTGGTTCATTCTGCTGTACCTGATCTTGCAAAATTCCAAGGGCAGATAGAACCTCAGATGTGAGGTCAGCACCATCTGGGTTTTCTCCAGAAACATGTTCTTTTCCAATATCTTCTAAATTTACTGTTTTTGTATCCATTAGATAATTTCTCCTTAAAGGAATATTATATCATAATGTTAAAGATAACACAAGTTAATCAGGTATTCCCACCAGTGTTAGAAATTGAACATTACCTACTGATGTTATAACGGCCTCCTGTGTGCCATCCTCAGAGAAGTTCTTAGTTGGGTCAATGTCAGTACCAGAAAGTATAGCTTTACGGATGTTGGCTTCATCGTCATACTTCTTTCCAACATTGTACATCCATACCTCAGTGAAGGTTTCGTCCGCTTGTTCTTTCTTGGATACTAAATAAGCACCCTTGACTGCCCTAACTATACCTTCATACGGGAGTTCTTCTGGACCTTCCATATCATCTTCCATATCATCTTCCATATCAGAATCAGGGTCGGCATCCATGCCGGTGTCAACATCCATGTCTTGCTCATCAGATTCCAAGTCCATGTTGAAGTCATCTCCCATATCATCTTCATCTGCAAGATTACGCATAAAGGCCCACCCAGCATCAGCATCAATATCATCAACATCTTCCTCATCGTTGAATTCATTTTTACGATATGATCTATCTTTTGTATTTAAATAGTAATCATCTTCGTCTTTACTAGTCTTATACTTCTCATCATAATCTAAACCCATCTCAGCGTCAAGCATTTTATCTAATGCATCAATGCGGTTTACCAAGTCATGATATCTTTCTTTGCCACGAAGCCGCACTTTCCCTGTAATATCATCATCTGCCATCATAACACTTTTCTTAGGGTTGGTGAATGGGTTGGGTTCAGCCGATACTTCAAATTCTGAATCAGTTAGTTCAAATCGCTTATTTTTCATAAACTCAAAAAGTCTTGTCTTTTTCATAAAATATATTCCAATCGTCTATGGTACTATTTATGTCTGGAGCATTTATAAATACATATAATCATATAAAAGGTTTTTTATAAATGACTAATAACAGTAGAATTGTTCCAGTATACATCGACTTGGTGACAGGAAAGCATGCAATCAACGCGAGTGAGTTGGTTGGTGCTGGTTTTTGGTCATATAGATTCAAGATAGAATACCCAAGAGCCTCTTGGGTTATAATACATGGTAGGCAATCAAAATCATTAATACTCCGAATATATGATGAGAACGGTGAAGATATTACTAAAAAAGATTTTGTGTCAATTACACTTACCGATGAATCAACCATAACTGTAGATTTTGATGCACCAACTGTCGGTATTGCACATCTTATGGTATGGGATTATCTATCTTTACCCTCTGTAACGGTAACACCAGCAGTAACACCAGCAGTAACACCAGCAGTAACACCATCTATTACACCATCTATTACACCATCTATTACACCATCTATTACACCATCTATTACACCATCTATTACACCACCAATCAGTGCACCATTATTATTACATACATTAGATAACCCAAATGCATACGGTACTGGTTTTCAAGACGTTTTCGGAAACAGTGCATCTCTAAGTGGTAACTACGCAATAGTTGGGGCATATTCAGAAGATGATGCAGGTGGCACCAGTAGTGGTAAGGCATACATATTTAACGTTACAACCGGTGCACTATTACATACACTTGACAACCCAAATTCATTCGGCACTACTGCTTCTGATTACTTCGGGATATCTGTTGCGGTAAGTGAAAACTATGCAATAGTTGGTGCGTGGGGTGAAAATGATGCTAATGGTAATGATTCCGGTAAGGCATACATATTTAATGTTGCAACTGGGGCTTTATTATTTACATTAGATAACCCAAACCCATTCGGTACAAGTTTAGATGACCGTTTCGGATATTCTGTAGCAATAGATGGAAACTCCGCAATTGTTAGCGCATGGAAGGAAGATGATGCTGGTGGCACCAGTAGTGGTAAGGCATACATATTCAATGTCACAACTGGGGCATTATTAGTTACATTAGATAATCCAAATGCATATAGTACTAGTAATGATGACCGTTTCGGTCAGACTGTAGCCATAGGTGGTAATTATGCTATAGCTGGTGCACCTTTCGAAGATGATGCTGGTGGTAACGGTTCAGGTAAGGCATACATATTTAATGCCACGACTGGGGCATTATTATTTACATTAGATAATCCAAATGCATACAGTACTAGTGCTACTGACTACTTTGCATCCGTTGTTGCAATAAGTGGAGACTATGCAATAGTTGGTGCATACAACGAGGCTGATGCCGGTGGTCTTTCAGGTAAAGCATACATATTTAACGTTACAACTGGGGCATTATTATTTACATTAGATAACCCAAATGCATACAGTACTAGTACTGGTGACCGTTTCGCTCAGACTGTAGCCATAGGTGGTAATTATGCTATAGCTGGTGCATCTAACGAAGATGATGTTGATGGTTTTAGTTCAGGTAAGGCATACATATTTAATGTCACTACTGGGGCATTATTATTTACATTAGATAATCCAAATGCACATGGTACTAGTGGTGCTGACCAATTCGGATCGTCTGTGGCAATAGATGGAAACTATGCAATAGTTGGTGCACAGGGTGAAACTGAAGATGGTGTTACTGATGGGTCAGGTAAGGCATACATATACCAATTACCAGCACTATAGCCCATACTGGATTCCCAGCATAAACGGTTGTGTTTTAATATACATGTTAGTTATTGTGACTTCGGGATATAATGGCTATAGATATTAAGTGTATGAAATAATAAAGGATCTTAATCATGAGTAAGAAATTTCCATTGGTAGTAGAACCACATCCAGATGACTATGAAGGATATCAGTTCATAACGCTTATACGTTATAACGACAAAAGTTTTCTTAATATAGTTGATAACGTATCAAAGAAATACATATACGGGTATGTTATTGATCTATGTGGTCCTGAACGGTTTGATGAAGAAACCTTGATTGAGATTGCAGATGAGTGGTATCATACCAATGGTGATAGGTATCCTATTTCCATTGAATTCTCTAGGAGAGGTCTTAGTGAGTCTACTGAAAATATACTACGAGCTTTCCCCCTAGATTACGTAACTAGGGTTATTGGACCATTACCACATTTTAATATGGATGGCCCATCTAAGATTAGAAAGAGAAAGAAGAAGGAAGTTTCTCAGGGTATAGAAATAGTAAGGAAACGACTTAAGTAAAACGCTTAAATGATTCGAACTTTTTCCATTCACCGATATCTGACTTATACCGGTCTACAAGTTCCTTACCCCTATCGGTTAGCTCACCAGCTTCATCTGTGAGGTTCTCATAAGTTAATACTTGAGTACCCGCAGATGTAAGCTCAGCTGTTTTGGTTTCATCATCAACATTTATCAAACCTACTGCTTCTAATTGCTTACGTGCAGTGACTGAGTTTCGTGCACCAGTAACCACACCATATGACATTTCGGGGGTAGGTGATATTGACATAGACGCAATGATAGCCTTCTCGGTATTGCTCAAGTTAAATTGTTTTTCCGCTAGTATTTCAGTTAATTTTCTCATAGTCTTCCTTGCTCAACTAAATGTAATTGTAATACAATCAAGATTGCATATGGTATAGCGTGTGCTTTGCGCATATCTTCCGGTGCACGCTTAGTGTACAACTCAGTTCGGTATTTCTCTGGGTTCTCAATGTATTTATCAAGCAGTGGTCTTTTGTTTGGTCGGATTAATGCAAACACATCAGCTAATGCTAGAATACTTTTTGGTTTTACCTTATTGATTACACTGTAGTGCTTACCAAGATGGAATAGCTTTTCAACAACTTTCGCATCTTTTAATAAATTCCAATTAGGTTCTATCTTCTGCAGCCTAACCATTTCTTCTTTTGAGTCAAATGATTTGAGTATATTAACGGTGAGTAGGTCTATTTTATAATACCCGAAGTCTTCAGACTCTTTGTATGGTATTGCTGATAGCCCAGTTACTTTATCTACAGGTATATCTTGGAAGTAATATCCTACGGGGTGCTTCTTCAACACACCATCATTTACCATCGATGCTGGTATAGCATTTCTAAACAACTCACGTGGGTCTACGCCCGGTATCAGGTCTATATCAATATCCATCGAATTTAACTAGAGCCTCTTTTATATCAGACATTGTAGCAGATTTATTTACGTCTTTCAAGCATTCGATATAGCCACGTTCAATGGTTGCAAAACTATTGATAGTATTTGTTTGCTTTTTGAGTATACTAACTGCTACTTCTTCCGTGGACTTGCCCAAACTTTCAGAAAGAACGTCAAGCAACGGGAACGCAGTACCGTTGTCTGATAAGTAGTCAATAGCCTGACTAAGACGTTCTGAGTATAGGAATGATAATTCCAATGGGGGTGATGCCTTAAGTATTTTACTTCTATATTCAACCTCAAGTTTAGTCTTGCCGTAAATTTTACCTTCAGGTAAGTCCCGGATGTCGTCTATTGTTTTCTCTTTAGGTTGTGGTATAATTGGGCCGTCAGATGCTACCTGCACAGTGTTATCAGCGTATACATTTTTGGGTAAACTGTCCTGCAACTCTTTAATAACAACAACTGCCACCAACGGTTGATCGTAGATATGCTTATTGACTTTACGCATAGCACCACGCCAGACCTTCCATTCAATAACACAGCTTTTACTAAGCCCACTATCTGGTAATTGTGTCCAATCAGATTTGGATAGCAATCCAACCCGTTTTGTGTCTATATCTATCCAGTTTTCTATATCTCTCATTTGTTAACCTTCAGTGTAAATAACATATATATATTTATATAATAATGGATAATCATAACCTATGGCCATACTAAAATCAATCAACGACAACATATCTATGATAATAGGTGTTATAACAATCGTTAGTTCAATATCTGGTGCAATTTTTTGGGCTAACAATAATCTTGCTAGTAAAAATGATATACTCAGTGCTAACGTGTTGAGTGAATTCAGAAGCATAGAACTCCACTTGTCACTCAATGACTATAGGCTGAGTGAGATAGAGTCTGATGTAGCTGCAACAACTGCAACATCTGTCCAAACTGGTGTGCCAGTTGAACCCATGTCATTAAATTCACAACGAATATACGACCAAATAAAGCAAAATTCCGAAGCCTTATCGGTACGCCGGTCAGCAATCATATCATCGGGAATCCTTTCAAAGGGACTTCCTTCAACTGGAGAACTCGAATAATGTATAAAATATCACTACTCATACTTATAACCCTACTATGCTTTTCACCACTGTCAAATAGTTATAGTTGTTGTCAACAAGTCCCCGTGTTCGACAAATATGGTATGCAGATGCCATATATGCGTATTATTAACCACACACCCCAATGGGTTAATTGTTGGGCTGGTTATTCACAGTTCCAAATACCACCCCATTCAACAAGTAGAATCTACCCAATCAGTAACTGGGGTTGCGGTTAAATACCCAACGCATTTACATAGGTCTGCATTTTCTTTGCCGTCTTTACTGATTTTTTGAATATCACCTCCCATGAAGTTATGTCCATGTTAGTCTTTAACATGATTCTCTGTTCTCGGGTCATATCATTTTGAATAAAACTTATAAACTTATTTGAAAATAGCAACACCCAAGGTGAAAGTTTTTTCGCTTGAACTAATTGCAGTAGCGTGTTAGCCTCCATGTATGTGAATATGTCATCGGTCTCACATTCGTATATTCTAGCGAGTTCAAATACGGTATCAACAGTTATCGCAGCTTGATCCTCTGGGGAAAAGATATTATCAAATTCAGTTATGTAATGTTCGTATACAATTTTCTTTGTCCAGTCAACAGGATTAATACCTAAGCTAGTCATGTACTCAATGTATCTATCCCTTGCAGGTAATGCCATTTTATTTGAGAATTCAATGAACCTAAAAAATGCTTTGAATTTTCTTGAGTCTATAAAATGGTCTACTGTTGGCTTACGATATCCTTTATGCGTTGCCCAAGAGCAATAACATGAATATGCAATACTGCCCCTATTTGTCCCAAGGAGTTTAAACCGTTTCATTTGTTCACATTCATGTTTGTTATAATAACGTTCACTTATGAACTTTTTTAAACAGTGCTTGCATTCAAAATATGTACCACTACTACTCATTTCATCTCTTTTTTGATTTTCTTCAGTGTATCGTCCTGTTCACCAAGTTCCATGGCAATTTCAGCAACATCATCATAGTTAAGAATACCAATATACCCAAGAGCTTCTGTCGTACTGCATCTATAATATCTACTTAGCACATCGGTTGCCGTTGCATATTTCTTGCTTTTGGTTTTCTTACCTACCCAATTGTACTTCTTTCTTTTGCCATCACTAGCAACGCATGCTAACTTATATAACAAACCACTATGTTCAGGTGGAATCTTAAATACTAATGAATTCATAAACACATTTAGTTGTATCAGCTGGGTTTGAGACTTAGTACCTGACATCCACAACATAAGTACGTAGGGTGCTAACGACTTCTTCTCATCATCAGTTAGCCCATTAAAGTAGTCGATGTCAAAATCGTCTACCTTTTCCAATACCTTGAAGATATCAAGCTTATTTGCCATTGTTAATTACAATTTTGTTTTTGCAAAATTTGCACAGTATAAAGTTTCCCTTATGCACAAGATAGTCAGCAGGGTGAACACATTCTTTTACCATTGCCTTCCGCACGACTTCAATATCATCCATAATTGATTGCTTCTCGTAGATTATCTCCAAGATTTGTTCTTCGTATGGCAGAATTTTTGCTAACAACTCATCCATTTTTGTTCGCTTACGTCTCCATGCCAGACGTTGATTTTTGTCAGAAAACTTAGATACGTTATCTAAGTCTAGTCTTGCTTGGTCTTCATCTAATTGTAATTCTCTTGTCATTATTTAATAACTCCTGATAGTCTTATCATACATGCGCTGAAATTTATTTCAGGGTCAGCAACCTGATAATGAAACCTGATATGATCTGCAAGTATAATGATACCACACTTCCAATTGTCTGTGTTATCAAAGCCTTCAATTTGATCTAAGTTATCGTATAGAAATCTATAAATCTCATCCCATTCATGCTCCTCAATGTTCTGTACAATACCGGCCCTAACCTCTAACCATTTACCTGCACTTAGCTGGTCAACAATGTCCAAAAGGAGTTGGCTTTTCTCATCACTGCCATTTGCTGGCTCTAATACCCCATCAATAACGTTAGTCTCTAGGTTTTGCAGTATCTTACGCATGTCTGGGTAGCTTTCATTAACATAGCCCATAAGCAGTTCAACACTGGACACCGTAACACCCTCGTTCTTCAGGATTTTATATACATGTGTTGCCATTGACTTCTTATCAAATTCATTAAAGGAGAATTCTGTACACCGTGATTTGAGTTCAGGTATTATCTTGTGTGGTCTATTACATGTTAATATAAACCTGACAGTATCTGAGTATCGCTCCAGCATACCACATAATGCTTTCTGTGCTTCTGTACTTAAAAACTCAGCTTCGTCTAATAGGACTACCTTAAATTCACCAAGAGGCATTGATTCACTAAAAGGTTTAATAACATTACGAACCACATTAATAGAGTTATCATCCGCTGAGTTTAGAAATTTAAAATCACCGTCGAGTATGCCGAGTTCATTCTTAAGGATAAGGGCCATGGTAGTCTTGCCCGAACCCTTATGTCCTTTCAACAGCAAATGGGGGAAGGATTTATCTTTTACGAATTTGGTAAATTGAACCCTGTTGTGTTCATTTTGAAAAACATAATCTTCAAGTTTGGTGGGCATGTATGATCGTACCCATAGTTTTTTTAACATATATCAATTCCCTTATAAGGGGACGATTATACAAGATTATGGTTGGGTTATCAAGCTTTTTGTTTTCTCATGTTATCTAATATTTCAGAACGATTGTTCTTTGGGGTGGAATTCTTCATTTCTTTAACTTCATTTGCCAAGTCACTAAGGGCTGTAGCTATGCTTTTAACTTCATCATCATTTAAACTAGATGTGGGTTGGTCAACAACTACAGGTTCAACAGTATCATTTTTCTTAGCTGTGTCTGAAGCAGCCTTAGCATACCCTACGTTAGACGCAAACGTCAAGGCTATTGCCATCGGGTCAAAGATGAATATGACTGCCAGTATAAAATACAACATTGCATTATCTGCATCTAGCCAATCTACTGAGTTAGCTAATAACAATATTGCACCAAATTCGGTCTCTTTGCTAAGCTTATCTAGTGTTAAATCTAGGTTTTGTTGTTCTAGCACGTCCAGTTCATTCAATACTGATGTACGTTCGGGTTTAAACGTTGATATAAGCTCCATACGCTTCGACACGTATGCCTCTGGTACGTTTGCTATCTGTTGATCCATACCGCCTAGGCGTTGCTCTAAGGCTGCTTTCCTGCTACTTAAAAGCTCAAGCTTAGCACTGTTCTGGGTTATTGCCAACGAATCCCGTTGGTATGCACTTGATAGGTATCCATAAACACCCATAGAAGTAACTGCCATAGCAACAATAATTAGGAATAGTAGGAATAGTTTTGATATCCACCCCAGAACATCCTTGAACTGATATAGTGCAGATACGGCAACAATCTTACCGAGTTCAATTGAAGCTGCCATTAAGGTTATCTTTAATGACGGTTCAAATAATTCTCGAAATCCAAGTATAGTAAATAAGGCTGCACCAGCTGCGAGTGCCAATGCTGCCAACATTACTATTGTGGGGAAAATATAAGATCTCATGGGTATATTTATTTAACTAGGAAGACTATTGTCATCGACCCATTTAGCAATTATTTCGGGTTCAGAAGTTATCCAGTAATCGGTGTCTGTCATCCTAAAACCATTAGTCCACATTAGGGCGTTTATGAGAATAACTTCACCCTCTACAACGTCCTTAACATTCGGTCCAGTTGATACTACCGTGCCCCATCTACAATGTTCCACTTGCTTGCTACTATCTTCAACAAGTAGAATGCCCCCGTTGGATTTCTCATTAAACTTGCCCCTAGTTGTGTCTTCTACAAATTGGAACAAAATCTGGTTATGTACTGGGTCAATTTCTTTACGCATATTAGCTTCCATTATTTGTCTGAGTTCTCCTCAGGTTGGGTACGCTTTACAATTTTCTTCTTAGGTGAAGCTTGTAGTATCTCAGTATCGTCTGGCTTTTCAGTAGATACCGTGGTATCAACAACATCCTCTACCGTGATATCCGTTGGTGCTTCTAGTTTAGCTTCACTTTCCAGTTTAGCCAATGCTTCTTGCTTATTCTTCTTGCTTTGCTGTATTTTATCACGTGCGTCAGTTTCATTACTTCGCTGTTCAGTAACCAAATCTGCCACATTTCTTCGTGGATTACGACGACGACGGATGTCGATATACTTTTCTCGCATTTCAACACCGTCTGGCTTATCACGATTTTCGATATTCTGCTTAACTCTCATTAGATCAAAGTCTACAGTTTCACCAAGTGCACTACTAACTTTTCTTTTCTTTGCCATTTTTAAACCCCATCATTATGTTACTATTTATAATATACCTTCAGCGAAAAAACTCACCAATGTCTAATTCATACTCAACACTATCTACTTGATGCAACCCTATAAGGTATAGGGCATACGATGCACATGAACTTCCACGCCCAGTACCCCATATAATTTTTTGTTCTTCTAGTGTATTTACTATAAAAATTAATGAGCGCAACATATCTAGTAAATTTCTTTTTTCCCAAATACGCAACTCCATCTTAACACGGTAAAATCTAACCCTAAGCTCATCATCACTAAACTCACAACTCTTTACTTCAGCCTTAAGTTTATTGAGCAAATAGGCATAAACATCCAACTCTTTATACCTTTTAGGAATATTCCAATCTAATGAGGTATCCTTCATTTCTTTTTTATAATTAACCTTCTCTTCACTAAAGCTTTTGTTATAAAATTCAACCTCTGGTGAATTGCAGTCTTTTTTTGATATGAAAACATCAGAACCCAAACCACCGTTAAGTAGATGGTCGTATAAGAATGGTAACTCTACAATCGAATCACCGTCCCCACACATTAGCCTACCATTCAGTTGGGTACTGAATTGCGTTATATCACGCAAATGGTGTGTCATAGTCACCTTTTGATGAATCTACATTAGGTGTCTTAACTTTTATACCAGATACTGTGATACCATTATCATCTACACCACCAATCCCGGTTTTCTCAGCCTTAATTTTTCGCATATCAGTCCTAGGTGCTTTTGATCTTAAATCTTCAAATCCACCATCCGCTACTGAAGAATTATGGGCATAACCATCACCATCCACATCACCACTACCAAACGTTGATGGTAGAAACTGTCTTTGTGGAGTTTGTTGTGGTACATTCACAACATGTGGTACATTGTTCACAACAACAGTCTCTTCTGGTTTAATTGTCATAATCATTTCAACAATTCTAGTCCATTGTTCCTTATTGGGGTGCCAATCATCTGAATTAAATGCGGTTGCACCTTCAATGAAGGATTGTAATTCACTTATCGATACTTGTTTAGCTACTGTACTTTTTTTCTTTTTTGCGGCCATTATTATAACTCCTTGTTATTCTAGCAGATCACCAACTAGAGAATTCTTCAAATACTTATTATAGTTGTCTGTTGGTGCTAGGCATACCCATGCATCTGGGCCAACGTGATGACATAACATTGTATGTTTATTTAGTGAAGGATTTCTAACGTGAGCTTCACGGTGATAATCAACAACAGTTATTGGACCGGGTACAACTTTGCCTTTATTGTGCAAGTATACCACAGCTGTGAACTTTGATCTAGCTAAATCTGATACTTCTACAATATCCAACTGGGCAGTCTCTTCCGAATAAACTAGTATGTTCCAGTTAGTGGGTGCCTCTATTAAGTAGTCACCAATTAAAAACTCTAAAGTTGGTGTTGTTTGTTCTTCAAACATTTCCAGCTTCTGAAGCATGAAGTCCATTTCGTTATCAAGTTGTAGTTGTAACACCCAAAAATAATCTGTTAGTGTTGCCGTATCTATACCATCAATAAGTATTGGGTATGAATTTTCATCTGATATTACCATGTTATTATCCTGTTATGGTTATGCCACTAATGGCAGATAGTCTATCTTGTTCTTTTTGAACGGGTAATTCTTCAATTTATAATGCTTCTTCCTTGCAGCTGCATGCCTCTTGGAAAATTTAAAGTCACTGTATATGTCATACACATTTACCTTATCTTTATCGTGTGCCTTCCGTAACCCACGACCAATGCTCTGGATAATTTGAACATAGCTCTTTCCCGGATCAACTAAAAACAAATTAAAAATACGTCTTATATTCAATCCAGTTGATGCTAATTGGAATGTCGTTATTGCAACAATGTCATCCTTATCATCAAATGAACTATACAATATTTTACGAACAGCCTTTACATCTTTACCATAAATGAACACCGCGTTTGGTATCATTTTAGCTAAGGTTCTACCAAACTCAACATTAGGCACCAGTATCAGCGTATTCTTTTTTGGCTTATTAATTAGCCTAGCAAGAAACTCAAGTCTATTTGGATTCTTTTGTAAATATTTCTTTTCCGATTGGAAATCAGCAAAGAAGTTTGCTTTGTATTCTTTGTAAGTAATGTCAGCAGATTCCTGTGGATACTCTTCACAGAATTCATGATAATCTTTACGCACATCTTCGACCAACTCATAGGTGTATAAGTTCAATTCTGCAAGCCATCCTCTAGCTATAAGCTCAGATGCCTCGACCTTTTCAACTACATGCCCAAGTGTTACAGTAACTGCCATCATGTCTATATCGGCTTCTGGAAGGGTTCCCGTAAGACCTAACCTCACTAAGCACCCAGCACCATGTTCATTTAGAATCTCCTGTAGTGTGGCCCCAGCTACGCCATGGCACTCATCTACAATCACTGCCTTAAACTGTCCAATGATACCTTTGTTATTCTGTAGAGCTTGCCATGTGCTCACAACGTGTGTATGGTTAATATCTTTCATAGTTCCACTGTATTCACCAACATCAACACCATATTTTACAAGCTCATCCTTGGTCTGATCAATAAGGTCAGATGATGGCACTATTATAATACATTTAAACTTAAGATTCTCTTCATACAAATGGCATAGAACCGCTGTCATAAGAGTTTTTCCTGCCCCAGTCCCACCTTCAAATATACCACCACCCTCTTCAGTTAGTGCGTTTACTCCACGTACCTGATGTGGGCCAAGGACAACATCATATCCCTTATCCTTAAGGTAGTTCTCGTCTATTTCATCAATAGTTAAATCAACATTAACTCGATTGTCAATTATATCAATGGTATAATCATTGTTACTGAGGTACTTGACTATCTCTGGAAGAAGCTTTACATAGGACTTACCATTTGCATGGAAGAACTTTATCTTACCATCCCACCTACCAAGCTTATAACTGGCATTATGCCTAAAGCCCTTAGTGTATACTGCAAACATATCCGCAAGGTTACTTATGTCCCTATCAAGTAGATTGGATACTACAATGTTAACTTCATCTATTATTTTTATTTTTGCTTTCATAGTATAATGTTTTGTATTTCAGCTACCCTAGCCTTAGTTATGTTGTTGAGGGCATACCCTCTCTGGTTATAGGCTTCAATTATAGTTAAGTGTAGGTCATAGACCTCACGAACTTTAATTACATTTATAGTTATATCTTGGATGTACTCTTTACCGTCTATCAATTGACTAATAGCCCTGTCATTCAAATCAGATGCTCTTGATTTGGTTTCACGAATCTTTGCAGCTTCTTTAGCCCTTTCATATCGCAGCAAGCTTTCCATGTAGTCCAGTATCTTTTTCAAGTAATTGGTACATGTTCTATAAAATAGATAATCATTTGGTTGTGAGACTAAAGCTTCAATAAGGTCAGCACCCTTAAGATTAACTAAATCCTTTGAAACCTTATGTAATAATTTATATTCATCTAGTATATCATCTAAGTTATCTAGACTTTCATTAAGGTCATTGAATGTCTTTAGTTTTATCTTACGGATGTCTTCCCTAAGTTTTTTAACATCAATAACTTTCATTGTTTTGATATTTCAGTATGTAGGGCTAATGATGTTAATTGCTCATCCGTAAGTTCATCCATGTCAAAGCCCACTAGAATTGGTGTATCTTTGGTAAAAATAGGTACAATTTTTGCAGATAATGGTACATCCTCAGAAGCGTCATATTTATTTACAATTCTATTAACATCATCCATAGTTGATTCGGCATCAGTAAGTATATCAAAGTAGGCATCCACATCATTACCCAATATTGCCCGGAATGTACCTATACGCTGAGCGTGCTTTGATATATCACTTGCAGTTGAACCATCATCCAATGCTACTATAGGGATAATAAAGTTCACGGGCATTTGTGTTTCCTTATCATTCTCGTCTACTATAACATAATCATCTGGTAACTCAGCTATTCCGCTAACGGATACAAAGTTACTACTGGGGGAGAATCTAGTGATTCTCTCCCAGTTAACTCGCCCATCAACTTTATAAGTGAACTTAAAAACATCGTCTAGGATATTTTTATAGTTACTAAGGATTTGTAATTCAAACTCATCCTTGGCGTCCAGCATTTTCTTAACAGACATTTACTCATCACCCGGTGGAACATTGCGTGCTGCGCGTGCTTTACGTGTTGGTTCACCTTTTTCAGATTCACTTACGTAGTCATCAAGTGCTGCATTTACTTCCATGTCCTTATTATTGACAGATTTAATCTGCTCTAATAACACGTTCATGAAGTCGATATCCCCTTCGGCTTTACCCTGCTGGAACTTTGGACCTTCAAATGCTACTGGTGTATACCACCCACCATTTTTACTGATGATACCAAACTCAGTTGCAATCTCAATTAACCCTGAGAATGGCTCAACACCATGATCAAAAGGAATTTCAATCTTAACAACTTGCTTTTCACGACCAATACGGTTTTTGTATGATACGCTCTTAAGGGTAAATCCCCTATGAGATTTTTTACCATTCTCTTCTTTTTTGAATTGCAGTTTTTCAAACATAATGATTTGGCTGAATGCAAACTTCAAAGATTCCGTAATTTTCCATGGGTTCTCAAGTGCCTTAATTGGGTCTTGCTCAACGTATGGCTGTTTAGTGCATATGATGCTTACAGGTAGATTGTTGAGTGAGTGTACCCAAGTCTTAAGTGTGGCCTTCAGTTGCTTGGCCTGTTGTCCTTGGTCACCACCGATATCTCCCTTAGAATCCAATCGCTTCTGTTCAGTATCAGTTAATAACATATCAAGCGAATCGACTACGATAAGACCACGTGTGGTTTCACCTGTTTCTCGATACATTTTAAGTATGTTATTAACTTGTGCAGTTGCTTGTGGAATTCCATCAACACCAATATACTGATAGTTGGGGCTGTCAACATCAACACCACAGTTTGTCATAAACGCAGAGTCCAGAGAGGTTTCCGAATCTATAACAAAACCATATCCACCATCCTTGATGATTTGGGCAATGGTGCTGGCAGCTACCAAACTCTTACCAGAGCTAGAATGTCCTGAGAAGCATGCCAGTCTTCCCTGTGGAATTCCACCTTCAAAGTCGCCAGTCATAAGCTTATTCAAGGCATAGTTGCCAGTGTTTAAGAAATATGTTGGGGGTAGTAGTTCTAAATTAAGGCCATCTTGCTTGGCCAAGTTCTTTTTATATTTTTCCATAAATGATGACATTAGTATTATTCTCCTTATAAGATTTATGATATAGAATGAGTGTGGCTTTTACACCACACCCATATGGTTTCCGACTAGATTTTACCCTTTCAGTTGAGAAAGGATATCATCATCGTCATCATCATCGTCATCGTCACGAAGAGAATCTAAAATGCTGTCATCGGAATCATCAGCATCTTCTTTATCAAAAGGGATGTCATCAAAATCCTCTTCATCTTTCTCGTCTTCGACCACTTTAGATTTAGCAGCCTTCACGGGTGCTTCCTCTTCTACAACTTTCTTCTTATCCCGGCGCTTACGGTTGATTTGTGCCATCAATTCGTCTTCGCTGGTTGAGTTATCGTCATCGTCATCGCCAGATGATTGGCCAGCACCACCAGACTTAAACTTAAAGTGTCTAGCTAGTGCAGCAGCTGCCTCATCATATGATGGGATTTCTGGGATAAGAGCCGACAATGGTTGATCAGTAACAGCATCCTTATATTGAGAAACGTCACTTGGTCGTCTAGCAAAGCTGCTACCAACGTCATACTTCCCATATTCCTTATCGCCTTTACCCTTAACCATTTTCTTTTGGATAATAAAGTCTATGCCTTCTTCCAAATCCCAAAACATATCGTCATCATCTAGCTTTCCCATCTCGCTTTTAAGTGCATTGCTCAACTGGTAGCTGAATTTGAATACTAGCTCTTTACCCGTTTGAGTTTCTTCACCTTCTGCATACTCAAGGCCATCTTCTACAACAACACCACGAAGAAGAGCAAATAATTCGCGGTAAAAGTACTTACCAGCATCCTCATCTTTTGCCTTATACAGCTTGCTTGAATGTTCACATAGTGGACAGTTGTGGTTTTTACCCAAGTTTTTAATACATGGTACTCTAATCCAATCACTTTCAGCGTTTGCACGATCAGTGTCAACTTCAAGTTTGTGTTCCATGTATTCAATGTACGCAATGAACGGGTTCTCTTCATCAGGATCTTCTGTGATCCGAATTCTGGTTTCGCCATCCTTTGGTAGTTTCCAGTGTGGATAGAATTGCCCACCTGTGTTGTTGCCATTATTTGCAGATTTACTAATGTGCTCACGTAGATCTTTTAATGAACGTCTTGCCATCTTACTTCTCCTTATAGGTTTCTTAGTTTACTTTATATTACTTTATATTACTTTATATTACTTTATATATCTTGAAGGATATCGGTAATGGGGTCATTATACGATGCTCCTTATAATTATCAACACTTTAAATGATTACTTTAAGAATCTTTCTCTTTTTAGCTCATCCGTCAGTGCGATAAGATGTTTGCACATCCCCGACACTTGATTGGGGTTGGCTGGTTCGCTATCTGTTTTCTTAACATAGGGTGGTGGTACGCTTCCCAGCAGACTACCCTCTTTGCTATTCCATACAGCAAAACGATAATAAAAGTCAAGACAGTTACATCCAACCTTAACATCGTTATCTCGATAACCCATAGCACCAACTACATAGTCAGTACCATCAGCAGAAGTAAATGTAGATGTGTCTACACCTTCCTCTTCTACGTACTCAATGTTAGAAAACAACATACGAGTTACGTATTCTTTAGCACTGGAGCGAGTCTTAGCGGTCACCCCTACTATAGAATTTCTTGGCATTGCATTGAAAATCTTTTGAGTTACTTGTACTCTACCGGCAGTTGTCTGTCGTGGAGTATCAAAATTGCTAACAGTGTTGTTATGCAAATCACTTAAAGTTGCTTCAATCAATGTACTATCTTGTATTATTATATCACACATTACTGTATTTATCAAACTTAAAACATTCCACCGGGTATTGGTGCATTATTGTCTTCGGTATACCATTCATCACCCGCTGCCTGCTCTGAAAACCTATATAATTTGTCATATGCTCTGGGGTCATACAGTGCAATCTCATCCAGCATACGCATTACAACGTACACTGCTGATATACAGTCATCAGTTGCTCCCGTTTGGGCCTCAAACCCTTCCCCCTTGCGGATATACGCCTTCATTTCATTATACAGGATTTGTGAGTATATAGTCATCTCCCTACGCTCAAACATATTCTTAAATCTTATAGCACAATCTTTTTTAGACGTATTGGTGGTAGTGTAACCCATCTTATTCTTACCAGCTTCACTCATAAAGTGTGCGTACATTGGTGGTGCCTCATCCTGCATGTATAATGCTATCAGTGCCCTACCTACACCATTTGACTCTACACTGAAGTAAACATCATTAGAATACTTTTCCAAGAACCCTATCACTTTCTTTAGATGTGAGTATAATACAACCTCACTTACGGTATTTGACCTGAATTCCATAACCTGTTGCATAGATGGAAATTCAAATACCTCAATTGTTGAGAAATCATTTCCGTTGCCGGTAGATGGGTCAACACCAACTAAGTATATCATATCTTGTGACAATGGTTTAAAGAAATCTTGCTCACCGTTCATTGAAAATGCTGGTTTCATATTTTCAAATCGCTTCTGTTCTATCTGAATTATCCTAGTATCGAACAGTGAGTTGTCAGATGATATGAATTCACATTCAAATTCCTGAAGCCACTTCCTTTCCCCAAGTTTAGATATCATATCCTCTTTAAATTCTTCATCTCGTCCCGGCGGTTGATCCCAGTATATCCTAGATGCTTTAAAGCCATTAGTCTCTGCCTCACCACCACGCCATATTGTAGCATACAAGTTTGTATCACCGTTTGGTGTTGATGTAACAATACAAGAACCACCAGTAGACAGTGTTGGGAATACTGAATCCCAGAATTCATTTTGAATATAAGGCTTAACAAACGCAAGCTCATCACAGTATAATAGGGAAATAGCTAGACCACGACCAGAAGTAGGTGTGGTTGTTCTAGCTACTATTCTTGAATTGTTATCAAATGCAGCATTGTGCTTATTCCAGTCATCATCTTGTATTCCGGGCTTAAGCCATAGTGGAAGCTCTTCATACATACCCTGTATCTTTTTAATGATTTCCTTTGCAGCATCCGCATCCTTAGATACTACAAGTACGGTTTTATCTGAGTTAAATATAGTGTACCATAGAATGTAAGCACATGAAGTTTCAGTCTTTCCCGTTTGGCGTGCTGATAACACAACATTAAATCGATTGTTATGGTAAGAATCTATTAAATCTTCTTGGTAATCATATAAATTAAACTTTATACGACCTTGTACCGGGTGGCTTATGTATATGTACCTCCTAATGAAGTACTTAGGATCTCGCATACACTTCTTTAACTCTTCTATCTGCTCATAGGTAACCTCCATTGTCTGGTGGGCTTTTTTAAGATTGGGGTTACCTCTGCGCATACTACATATCCTCGATACATAGTATTTATATGATGTATATTAGTGCGAACTACTCATCATAAATTCCACGCCAATCACCATCTATGACGTTTAATAATACTCGTGAGCCATTGGGATACACCACACAATGTGAATGCAACCAACTTGATGGGCCACTTGCATATTCCAAATTAATCTGTGCACTTAACCCAACCTGATAGCACCCCTCAGTGATGGATGGTGAGTGGCTATGTCCAATAATAGTCTTAGGTCCAATTTTGGAAAATGCTTGTGCACTACCACGACTACCATTTATACCCTTATCACCGTGAAACCCAATCTCAATGCCAGCGACTACAAAGCTTTCATCTCGCTTTAAAAATACAACGTTATCGTTCTTTTGTATTCCAAGTTGGTCTAGTGGATTGTTACACCAGAATTCAAACGCATCTATGTATGAGAAGCCTGTATCGGTCATAGCTACACTATCCAACTGGTGGAATTTCATATAATAATAAAACCTTGCGTTTTCTGGATCATATTTTGGGTCTGCATCAGCCAACCACCGATCAAATGCCTCATCGTGGTTTGCCCTAACAATAAGGTTCATGGTATCTGGTCGTGCATTCCTATCGATAAAGTCGGCAGACATCTGTAAACCTTCTTCTACATTATTTCTACCGTAATGGTGTTTTCCAAATGCAATTACATCATTACCATTATGGTGGTGGTTTCTTCTATAGAAATCTTCAATGTCATGGTATGCTATAGTTTCAGGGTTTAACACATCACAGATAGAACCCTCACCAAACATTGCCCTCTCTACAGACTTATCCACAAATTCGGCATGGATGTCTCCCGGTACAAACGCTGCTACACGCCCGTAGAGGCTTCTTCCCCTTGGGGTATAGTGATACTGGAGATCATAGAAAGAACCGTCGTCTTCGCCATGTACGTGGCGCAGGTGGAACTTATCACCATCCACTTCCACAACCAATGCACTTATGTTATGGTGGAACCTACCTTTATGGCCAGCTTTACTGTCCGTATAGTTTTCAACAGTACATGCACCAGTTGTAGTTAGAATTTTTGGCATTTGTTTGCTTGGGGTAGCAATAGTTTTTAACTGAACCTTAGGGTGACCTAAAATTGCAGAGTCAGAACCAGTGAATGCGTCGAACCCTGAAAGTGGGGTTACCGCTGTTGGTTGTGTTTTAATCTGACCCAACATTTGTAGAGATTTAGTGATCTTAACTTTAGTGTCTACAAGGTAAGGTTCCAATGATGAAAACCACCACTCACCGCCCTTATTAGTATCTGACCATAAAGACGTTGGGTTTTTATAACGATAGGGGATAACCATCAACTCGGCATCGCGCAATTCACAATACTTTAACAATGCAGCAAAGAATGGTTCGTGTATTGGTGTTGCATTTTGAGCAGCAGTTATAATGTATATTTTTTTATCTGATGATGAAGTTAAATCAATAGTTTCTGGGCCAGAATCCTTATAAAGGATATCCTTATAAAACTCTTCGAATTTTTCAACCTTAACTACGCCAATAGCAACAGTATCATCAAAATCTACACAGTTTTCAAGTAGTGGCAAGTCTAGGCCAGTTGCGGTATATATGCTTAGTCTTCGACGTATAACACTATCTGGTTTAATCCCAAGATACGCTGCGAATTCCTGCCTATTTAATTTTGCCTTTATTGCTGCTTTGTACTTGGCTATAAAAGCCGTGTTACTGTTGTCGTCACTATTGCTCATCTATATTCCCTTTAGTTAGTAAAATATTTCCCCACCTTCGACGGTGTAAAGTACATCTTATAACGATACCCTGTTATATTGTCCTTATATTTCTCTTTCTTAAAACGCAATTGAAATAGTTCGTTCTTATCACCATCGCATATTCGTATGGATGGGTTGATATGACTTGGACATTTCGCTTGCAATGTACCGCTATATAATGATTTAATTAGCTGTGACGGTACAAAGCTTTCATACCCAACCTTATCATTACTTAACAATAAACAGGATGCATCGCTCATGTCACCCGTACCATAACACTTATCAACCATACACGATAATAAGTTTTGTTTAAAATCAGTAAGTGCCGAGTCATATGCTCCACTCAAACCGCTATTAAGTTTCTTACAAAACTCATCATACATTTGCCTAGTTGCTGCTTCCATAGAAGCTACACTAGGTTTCCCGTTATTGTGCGCTGCTTGATAGTATACACCAGAATCATGCCCTAAGTCAATACCAAACATTGATTCTAGGAATGTTCGTTGGCATTCATAGCCATAATCCTTTGCCAGTTCTTTCTGACCAATACCACCTATCTTATTTGAGAAGTCATATACTGGTATTAATGTACTTGTAACATTAACATTAGCATTATCAATTAGTATACTACTAGATGCTCCTGATGTTGACAGATTATCTATGTCGATTACAATATGATTTATTATTCCATTGTTAGTTGTAGTTGCTACCAAGTTATTAAAGTTAGGGTCTTCATTTAAATATTTGATTATTGACCTAACCATGTGGTATTCTTGTTCTTCATTTGATAATATCTTTTCGTTTATAAACTTCCTTGCTTCTTCTGAAACTGGAGCACGCAAGGTTATTTGGTCGTAGGTTGATGATGCACTTTCCATACTATTAAAGTTTACACTTTTTTTACCCTTACCAAAATAGTCATGTGCTAAAGTAAAAAAGTGTATGGGCTTTAATTCATTGTTTTGGTTCTTTATTAAAAACATTGCTGTTATGCAATAAGCCAAAACAAAGTTTGCAACTTCATTACGAACACCTTGTGTTTCTGGTTTACGCCCCTCTGTTAGGAAACTACTCATCTGAACCACCAGCCATGCTTTTTCGCAACTGTTCTAATAGCGCACTTCTATCGTCCACCACTAAGGTGTTATTAGTTGTTACACTTGATGGTCCAGATTTTAATTTAGATTCCAATTTATCTTTATGTTCCTTTAGTCTTGCTTTATGTGATGCTGCGTTTAATGCTGCGTTCAGATGCTGTACAGACACTTCACCTACACGAGCCTTGTATCTGCCCTCAACCTTATGAAGCTCCTCTGCAAGCTCATCGTAGCCATCCATAGCACTATCATAAATTTCCTGAAACTGATCATCTATCTCTTTGTCCTTATCATCGTAATATTCTGATTTAACAGCTTCATTCTTACGTTCGAATACTTGGACTTCAGTTGAACCCCGTTCAATACCAAAGAACTCTTCCAATGGGTGATCAATTACTTTGGTAACCTTATTATCATTATTGCTCATTTAAATACCTTAACTGTGTTTGTATTGGTATTTATACTATAGCAATCCTTTATGTCACCCGTAGGTATGTTCATACCAAGAATGATATGAAAGTATCTCAGCTTTCTTACAGTCTACATATTTTTCATACTCTTCACCAAAATCCACAAGCCTAGGTAAGTTTAGAATTAGGCATTGAATATTTTCTATATCTCCGCATGATTCAAGATCATAATCATTATCTTTATATATTTTAAGTTGGCATGGGCACATTTCAACATTATCGGCCCTATTTACACAGTTAACTATTGTCGGCATTTTCTGACTCCTCAGTAGTGTTGGTTCTCGTTCTTTTATAAAAGTCTAGAGCACACTCGTACACCCTAGACCTCATTGCTGATAGTGCAATATTAATCTTATTTCTTTGGAATTCAATATTTGTGGCCTCTGATACAATTTCATCATATTGTGCAATTGCATCTTTCAGCACGGGGTCAGTCTCCATCTCAGGGAGATATAGGGTAACTTCTTTCCCACCCTCACCGTTAACAGTAACTGTTTTTACTTTATCCGATTCTATCATAACTTTCTCCATTATTGTAAACTTGTCATCAATTCCATTAAATTCTTAGACTTTTCTTCAGTAACCTTAGATTTAGGCAACGTTGGTGGCACAGAGTCAAATAGCTCTTCTGGTGCATTAGAAACCGTTCCAGCAGTGTCATCATCTTCTAGCCCCGGTAACCCCTTAAGGTCAATGTTTACGTCGGTTGGTTGCTTAGGCTTTGCTTCTCCATTAATATCATCAAGTATATTGGATATGGTTGCCTTGCGGCCAGCAGGCATAACACCCCTATTGACATTACCCTTTGGGTCACCAATTCTTAAGTTTAATGGGTTAAAGTCTAATAGTGAACAATGACCAACCCCACGGCTAGATCTAGTTTTTAGGAAATATATATTCATTATACCCTCAAGGCGCATAATGTCATCCATGAATATTGAAATATAATTATCGACTGTATTTACCTTAGATATACCACCTGCAATAATAGATTGGTTTGGTGTTCCTATGCTAATTGCATCTCTATTTTGCTGGGATGCGGATATTCCAATCATATCAAACTCAAAGAATATTTCGTTTAGTTCTTCTGCCTTTTGTTTATCCTGTTCAAATATACCAACACTGCTGATTCCACGGTTGGGTGCCATTAGGTCGATATAGTCCACAAGCATTACATCTGGCACACACCCGTACTCGGCCTCATAGTGTGCCAGATACGCCCTCATGTCAGATGCATTTGATTGTTGTGGTAACCGTTTAAGGATGTACGAACCACCACCTGTCCTCGGATCACTCTCTATTATCTTTGCTGCAATTTCAGGTATGTGATTCTTCCATATGGCAGCATCTATTCCAGAAATGATAGATGCGTTTCTTAAATATACCATCTCTTCAGCCAATTCTAATGTTATGTATAATACATTTAGACCTCTAGCTGAGTAGTTGCGGCCTATATTTGCCAACATAAGTGATTTACCACCACCTGAGTTGGCAGAGAATAGGGTAAATTGCTTACGAACTAGCCCACCACCAAGTGGCCCATCTATTCCTTCTATTCCGGTTGGGATTGGAGTAAATAGTTCTATGAGTGAGTTAAGAGTTTCCTCTGGATTTTCATATACATCAAGACCCGTATCTTTTTGTAGGGATATTTTTACAGCTGTTGACACCCTTTCTAAAACTATAGACATATTATCATCTTCAATATCTTGAAGAGATTCATAAAATGCATCTTTAACCGCTGTTTCTCTGCAGAACTTTTCTATCTCATCGCAGGTATATTCTATCCGATCACGTGTTATCTTCTTTGTTTCTTCCAATTCTATATCGAATTTTGCATCCAATTGGTCTATGCTGGGAGTTGCCTTATACTTACCGTAGTAGTCGTGGATATATTTTACAATTGGTTCGTAACCTGCATCGAAATATGCTGGTTGTAGAATGCCAGCGGTTCGGACATACACATCTAATGAAGATAGCATATCCTGAATCATTAATTTTTGTTGTTTATTATTAGCCATTAAAACTCCTGTTCATATATTTTAACAAACTTGGGGTAAGTTTGCAATAGTGGAGTTGTATTTAGCTCTGGGATTACATTGTGTCAGATTTATTGTCTTCTACTAATAATTTATATTCTTTTCTGGATTGTACACTGTCACCAAAGTAATATGATACCCACCCAAACAGTCTAACACCCAACCAGTATACCCAACATAGTATTGGATACCCCTTTGCCCTTATACACACTCTCAACTTCCTATCAGCTTCTGCCCTGTTTACAGTTCCCGTAGAATAATCAATATCATGTTCTACACAACAGTCATAGAATACCATATCAGGCGCAAAAGTGCAACCGTCACTCATGAGTTCATAAAATGCTCTAAACGTTTCTACTGTAGTTGGTTTACGTTTCATCATCCAAGTATGCATCCTTATCATCTGGTGGGGTGACCGTTGAAGTTTCTTCACGTAAAGTGCGTCTAACATTATTGCCAACATGTGATAACAATGCCCTTCGATCCTTTTCTAAAAATATCCAATTGTTTTTTGCTACTGAAAATCTATGTAGCCGTGCTGGTATTCCTGACCTTATACTAGTATACGTTAGGCGATGGTAGGCACCATCTTTCGGGTTAGGTGGAAATTCATCAGCCTGTGTATATGCCTCTCCGTTTGGGGGCATTGCATCGTACCCATACTGTGAACGTACCGCATCAATCCGTCTAGCAACGAGATCACTGCCAGTTCCAGAATTTTCCCTAGTCCATTCATAGAATTCAGCAGATACATCTGCAATGTCAGCATAATCTATACCATTCTGAGGAACTAAAGTATTACCATCAGCCTCAATTGTTTGTGCTATCTCAGAAAAATCTTGATATTGTTTGTCATTGCTGCCATCATTGATATCAACGAGACCCAATTCATCTTGGTCTTCTGTAAGCTTACCCATCACGTCTTGTGTCTCCTGCGATGCCATTACCGGCTTTGCTATCAAACGCTGCATAGTGGGAATCCAATTTGGTGTATAGCTGTTAGTGCTCCACGCAACATCAGTTATTTCAAGGTATCGTTTTATAGGTTTAAGACTAGCAGTAAATTGAGTCTCGGCTGGTAACTGTATAATGTCACCAATCACAAATGGTCTACCCAATACTGATATGGTAGATGAGAAGCTTATTTCCAAAACCCATTCATTTCCACTGTACATGCTACCAAATCCATGTTTACTTTGGAATGCCTGTACATCCACGGGAGTGTATGACCCCTTCATACGGATAGGATTCTCATCGTAATCTCTATCCCTATTTTCCAACAGTATTCTATCCTGAATGTTATTTACATCGGTAGCTTCATAGTCTAATAGTTGTATTGCTTGAACTTCCCATGCATCATTAGCCCCACCGTTAAATGCAACTGGGCGCAATCGCCAAAACCTAGAAGGTACTGACCGCTTAAAGTTTACCTTAGCTGCACCTTCACAGTCTGGCAAGTCAACCACTTGAACACCATACCACTTAACACCATCGTTTGATCGCTCAACCCTAGCTTTGGTAACACGGTTTTCTTTTCTACACCCTTGGTGTATTTTTATTGATGACACGTCAAACTTTACAAAGGTTTCAATGCTGTAACGTTTTCTATTATTATCCAACAGTATTTCACCAAAGTCATATCCAATATACGATGACATTACATCAGGTCCATACTGGGTTGATCGCCATTGTGTCTGAAATAAATCAAACGCGTTGCGTGCTGGAAAATTTGGGTTATCACCATTAGAGATGGCACTACCACTCCCAGTTAAATCCTGCAATGAGCCTTGTTCATGAACACCAAGCAGACGGTGTACGTTCACTACTGCCCCACCAATTTGAATGCTTTCATTAATGTATGAATCAATCAAACATGAGTCATCGGACTCAGTTAATTCCCATGCGGGATTTGGTACGTCATTAGTACAATCTAATGCCGGGTTAAAATTACTGCATATCTTCGCAACAGCATCATCTGTAGGTGGAGGGATGAAATTACCATCCCCATCAACTGGACAATTGCCGTTGCTTAATAGTGCCTCTAGTTGGCTAGTTATACTCATAGTTACCCCATAAAGAACTGAGATTGGACATCGCTGTTATGATCTTGCATAGAACGATCATGTAGCTCTTCCCTCAATTCTACCTTTTCATTTTCAGCCTGTGTGATTAATTCCTGAGAGTTCAATACCGTAGAACCATTTGGCCCCGGTAGAGACTGGAACTTACCACGAACCTGAGACAGTATCATCTTAGCTTCAGCTAATGCCCACTTCTTAATCCACAGTTCAAGATACCTATTGGTCATCAATTTTTGCTCTGGAAGGTCAATAAATGCATCTAGTAATATCCTCTCTTTATGATAAAACACTTGATGGAAATTTAATATTCTGGTATCTTCGTAAAAATCAAATACAATATTATTAGCAAATATCATATTCAATTCCTCTATGTACTGTGACACTAGGTGAAAAGACAACATATCAAACTTTCCAGCATGATATAGTTGCTGCATTGCTGCATATCCATGCAAATCACCTCCTCCCATACCACCACCACGACCAAGACCAAGGCCACCACCCTTCATACGGTAAGCCGCATTAATATTGCTGATCTTATTAAAACCAACACACTTATTAGTAAGTAAATATCTTTGTTGGTTAGGAACAACATCCATGAAGAACATTACATGTTGATATGAATAGCTAGAATACTTCCTAACCATCAACAGTGCATTATCAATACATTCGTCTAGTTGTTGTTTAGTCAATTCAACTTGGACACCTACAGACCCCAGAGCTACTCTAATCTGATCCTGAAGCTTGCGCCTTTCATCGGGTGTCCCATCGTCACCAACACCCAATTCTCTATAGGTTGACCCTGCCTCATTTATGCTACGACCAGTGGCTGGGTTTTGATACATTACTGGTTTGGATAAGCTAGACATTACCGATGACATTTCGTCTACTATAATGGTCTCGTCACACCCCGTATTGCATGTCTTGAACCGAATAAGGTCACGGCCAAACTTATCAATGTCGTTATATGGTGAGAATAAACTGCTGCTAATGGAGTTGGTCATGTTATCGAAACATACACTTCTGTTAAAGTCTAATACAACTTCAGCTAAACCACACGCAGCTATCCAAGCTTCACCATCCCATTCAAGTAATGCGTCCTCAAGTGTATCATAAAATAAAGTACCGATAGCTGGAGATAGTGTGTCGGTGGTGTACACCTGCAATACCCATACCCCAACCACTCTCAAATATAGCTCATCTGATGCAGTATTGTACCAGAACATCCCATCAACAACAACGTATGGGTCATCCTCATCAACGATAACGGTTATCAATACGAACGCAGAGCCGTCCCATATATACCATGTGTTATCGGTTGTTTTCAACCACACGATACCTACTGGTAAGTTAGTTGGGTCATATGATGAACATATGTATTGGATATCAGAACAGTTTAATCCGGTAATCTTCTGCATAACCTCAGTTTCTTGGTTATACCACAATGTCCCAGCTTCTAAAGTTACTGTGGTGGCTGGATCTACAGCAGATTGTGTAAAGTTAGTGACAGCAACCCATGTAATGTTTACTGCATCCCAAATGAATAGGTTATCAACACCAACGCTAACATCCCACCAAGCATCACAGCTTGCACGATCAGCGGGATCATTATAGCTTATCACAACATTTACGTCAACCCATACAGTATTTGTGGCATCACGCTTAAGTAAAACTTGCTCAGAAGGTATTAACCAGTAATGATTGGCAACAGGTGAGTCTAATTCACCAACACTATTACGCTCTGCGTATCGTATGTTGTTAATTTCTTCCCATACACCACTAACTCTAATTAAAGCTAATTCCGTTTCTTGGTTGTACCAATGGTTGGCATCAGCTATAGTGTTGGGGTCAGTGTCCCATACTACAGGGTTCACTTCTTCCCATGTTCGTAATTCTATGTTCCGTTTAGATACAGAGCCATCCTCTTCGTTATACCAATAATCACTAGATGTGAGTACAGGTGGGAGTAGTGGGCTACGTGTCTGGATAATAGTTGGCTTCTTACACCACGTAACACCATCCCAAACCCACCCAGAGGTATTAAGGGTGTCTAACTCATTATTACTGTTAAACGCCTTGTCAAGCCACACAGTCCCGTCTACTGGCATTGATGGATCACTTGAATACTTTATAATGCTAGTTACTGATGCCCACCCACCAACCTCACGGACCTTAAGTGCATCGGTTGATGGCTTATACCAGTAGGTATCCAATATTGGGATTGATGGGTCAGTGCCAAAGAAGGTAGAAACTTGCTCAATATTAGCTGAGCCGTCCCACATGTACACAGTTTCATTGTCAACATCTACCATATACTTCCCTTCATTAGGGAATAATGGTCCCAATATTGGGTTAGTTGACATGATTAACCTATTATTGATAGTTGATGCCAAGTCTTCAAATGTTTGTACATCACTTCCAAGTAAATCATCATACTCATAACACTTACCATTTATAAGCAGTTTAATGTTATAGGTTGTACCTATCACTAATCCAGTACGGGCCTTCGTTGATATGCCCTCTGGTGTGTCTACTAAAACGTCGTGATATGCTGGGGTCTCATCTCCAGCCTGTTGGGTTTCAGCCTGTGATGTTGGTAGGCTATACGCGTGCACACCTTCCCTATGATAGTTGCCGTTTTGGTCAACAGCATATGCAGAAACATAATACGGAGTTTTTTCTAGAACGTCATTGACAGTTAGTGATACTGTTGACTTATCGTGGTAAAATGCACCAACGACGGATGCAACATTAATACTATCACCAGTATGTAAGTCCCTGTCGAATGTTGCGTCAGCATCATAGTATGTTCCAGACTGGGGGGACGTTGTTATATGATTAGCTGGTCTATTACTTACGGTAATTACAATACCATCATATACTAAGTTTTCTACATCACAGCCGCTAATAACGGGGATGTTCCATTTGATTGTTGCAGTACCGTCACCATTTCTGACTAATTTGACCGTAATCTCTTGACCTTCAAGTTTTAGTCTGTTCGGTGCATCTGCGAATTTGTCATATATAGCCATTAAACTTAACCTTTTATTTATCTAATGATATTTATAAGTAACGAGCAAAAAGCTATAGTTCGTGTTCGTCTGCCATAGATTCAATGGTTTCACCGTTGAATACAAGACCACTCAGGGAACCATTTAGTGATATTAGAGTCCTCTCTGCATCACCAACCATGACTGACATTTGTAAATCAATAATTGAGTATAGTGTGCTGGTCCTTGATTCATTTGTCTCATGTAATGTGGATATGGCCAAGTCATTTACATAGGCCATTAGGGTTTTAGTACTTACGGAATGCCAAACCATATATTCGCTTACAACTATAGCTGGTATTCCTTCACGCAATGCTAAATTTGATAATGTATAATCACTTTCGTCTATTGCACTCTGCACAGCAATGGACCATTCAGTCGGGTGTGTCTTCCCAAAAACGTTCATTTCTATTATACTATGTAACATGCCTTTGACAGTTATCAGTTTTACTTCAAGCATCTTCCTAAAAAGTTTTTGCCTAACTGGAAATGTGTTCCCTTTAAATTTTAAAGTAGGGATTTCATTATTTACCTTATATTGTATAGTAGAAAATACTTGATGCGCCTTTAATTGGGATCTTATAAAATGATTATCTTCGCTTACATTAGCGATGTCCCTAGAGTTCCACACTTTTGACATTTTCTTTAAGTATGCAATAAGTACATACGCAGTGAGGGTGAATATCAGTGCTCCCCACCCATATGATTCTAATATGCTTGCCCATTCTGTGATCATCTCAAATTCCTAACTAGTAAGTTATTATTGTAATAAATGCGAGTACGCTCTTATTTTTACATTTCGTTGGTGTTGGTATCAATCCAACTATGCATCTTCTTATTATTCCAGATTGGAAAAACTTCTTTACGACCTTCAGTTATAAGGGTTATCCTCTTCGCTACCGGATAAGCATCATACTCATCCACCTTTTCCCAAAGGACTTCAATTCTATCCTTTGGCTTGAACGCAATATATTCCCTATTCTCAGAACTTAATGATTCAAAAAATGGAAATTTGCAGTATTTTGTAATACGGTATTCACTTCGTATCCTAGGGATACTTTCACATGCGGAAAGTAACTTTTGCTTGGAATCATAATATTCCTTAAAGCTTAGAGTGGGCATACTCTACTCCTCTAGTACTAATTCTATGTGTGGCCAGTCCATGAACTTGTGATCAGTAATGTCCCCATCTGAATCCCAATCCGAGCCTAAACGTATCTTGTAACCTTTTGCTATTGCTACCCCTTTAAATATACCAACAAGGAAGGCAAATCGCTTAATGTCATCCCAATCTATTGGATACGGGGCAACATCAATGGCAATGGATGGTAGTGAATTGTGCTTACTGTTTGGGAAATTAACCTTACTTGCTTTACTGGCAACTGCTGCCTTTTGATCTTCCTCGCCCCTGTGACCACACACAACGGTAAAGTCAATATGTTTAATCACTTCGTTAGCCAGTTCTTGTAATATAGGGTGGCACGTATCTAATCTATCTTGTGATGTTTTACCAAATTTATATGACATAGTTAATCTCCAATGTGTTATTATTTATAACAACTGTGACGCATTGGTTACAATATGTGTACCAGCTTTGTTACACACCTTGGGCTTCGATTAACTTAATCCTATTTTCTAAATGCGCCTGCTCTACTTCATCTTTATGTTGCCCATAGTATGCAACTGCATAGTGGTCACGTATCATTATTTCGGTTAAAGTTTGCTCACTATCTGTAACAAAATCAAACACTTTAAACGTGCCAAGTATTCTTCCATATTTACCTGTTGAATCATATGATTTAGTTACAAGTTTTTGTGTGCTACCCAATGGCAATTTAGCCTGTACGAACTCTTTAGCCAATATACCAAACTTCTTCTCTTCTAAATCTCTTGTTCTACTTTCGGGGGCATCCATCCCATACAATCGTATTCGCTCATTATGTATCCAGACACCAAAACCCAAGTCAATATCTACATCAACAGTGTCACCATCGACTATATGAACTACCTTGCATCTATATTCGTACATAACCATATCTCCTAATGTATGCATATTTATGGTGTTACCTTTTTTTAGGGCAAAAAAAACCCCACCGGAGTGAGGTTTTTTTATTTTCTAACTTACTAGTAGACTAGTATCACTGAAACTTATCTTAGATGAAATCTAGATTCGTAACATTGATTCTACCATAATAGTCAGCTGAATTGCCCAACGATGTAGTTGGATCAGTAAGAGCAACTTTACCATAACGAGTCATTAGAGAAACAACAGGTTGGAAAGTAACTGGGTTAACGATCACACCAGAACTCATTAGAGGTACATATGGTGCGTAGAAGTAACCTGAGTCAACTTCACCGTTTCCACCTTTGTAACCAACTAGGATCTTGTCATCACCATTAGGTGAAGAAACACCCGGAGTAGCTTGGTTCCACAAATAGCTGTATACTTTGATACGACCATTTAGCATACCAACAAGCTCAGTGTTGTTTGGACCTTTAAAAGAACCTTCAACTGCAGGAGCGAAAACCGATTTAGCAGCAGACTGAAGTACAGATACGATCATCGGAGAAACAACGATGAAGTTACCAGCACCACGACGGGTCTTACGAGCGATAACGTTTGCTACTTCGTTGATGCGAACACCAAGGTTAGCGAAACGATCACCTACGAATGCAGGAGCATAAGTAGTACCACCAGTGTTGCCGAAATCAAAGGTACGAACAGTACCAGATAGTGCTAGTAGGTCGTTAATGATTTCTGCGTCGATTTCCTGCACGATTTCTGCAGATAGAGCCTTAGTGATCTCGCTCTCGATATCTAGACCATGCTGACTGTTTAGGTCTTGCATAGCTTCGATTGTCCAACCAGACTGTAGTTTACGGCTACCAGCTTCAACTGCCTGAGAGATAACTTCTAGTGACATCTTACGACCACCATTACCTTCAGCGAATGAACCAGAACCACCTAGCATAGAACCACCAACGTTCACTGAGTATCCAGAGAAGTCAGAAGTACCAGTAGCATAAGTAGTTACGTCGCTTGAAGATTCCCAAGCACCACCCTCAGCAGTAGTAGCATCGATATTAGCAGGTCCACCAGCAGTGTCGATACCAGAGGCACCAGCAGCTTGTGCAGCACCAGTGTTACCAGCATAGAACTGACGAACTGGAGAAGCGTTACCGAAAGCTTCGTCGCCTGATGTGATGTCAAAACCACCAAACTGTGATGACGCAGCATTGTGAGTCATGTTTTCTTCGTAACGGTAACGAAGAGTGTATACTAGACCAACTGGTCCGCTCATTGGCTGTACGCCCACTAGCTCACTAGCGATAGTACCGGGAATGATACGACGGATCATTGGTAGTAAAGTTTTACGGAAGTTAGCAATGTCGTGTGCTTGAATAGAACCAGTCGCTGCTGTTTCTTGAATCAAGTACCTCTTTTGGTTTTCCAAAAGCGGCCCTACTACTTCTTTCTGAGACTGTTTTAAACCATCAAGCAAAGCTTCTTTGGTTTCGTCCCAATGTTCGAAAAGTGAATTGTCCATGTTATTATCTCCTAACCTATGGGGTAATTCTATTGTGAGTTAAAACCACCAAGATGCTTTAAGCGTGCAAGTTGCTTCTTAACGGCTTCTGGTAATTCGTTCTCAAGTTCAACTGATTCTTCAATCAATTGTTCGGTATCGCCAGTAGCGACAACCGTTCCTTCTGTAATTACTTTACCTTTAACAGGCTTGGTGTCTACAGCATCACCCTCGGCTAGTACTTCTGACTTTTTAGCAGGTTCCTTCTCCGACTCCACGACAACACTAGTGCTTTCGTGTAGAACTTTTGGAATGTAGTGGTCATAAGCTTCCGTCAACTTTTCAGTTGCGATATTCTTTAGCACTGCTTCCATAACTTCACGTGAACGGCCATGTAGGGGTTCTAGAACCTCAGCAAGCTTCTTCTCACGCTTAATAACTTTCAACTCGTTAGACGCTTCATCCAATTTTGCAGACAACTCGCTCAAACGATTTTCTTTTTCAGTTAGATCTTTTTCAAGACCATTTTCATCAACAAACTTCTTAGCAAACATACCTTCGAATGCTTCGAAAATTTCAGCACCGAATTGTAGGCGCTTAACATTGTCAATATCTTCTTTCAATTCTTTAACTTCTTCAGCAAGACGCATGTCCAAGAAAGTGTCAATAGTTTCAACAAGTTCTTCAATGTCACCTTTAAGGACTTCACTTAATTCCTCTTTAGCTTCAGATAGCTTTTCAGCGTACTCAACTTCCAAATCACGGAAACGTTCAATGTCGTCACGCAATTCATCAAGTTCTTCTTTCAAATGCTCTTCCACCTTAGTGTCAATAGCTTCGATTAAGGCTTCTTTATCAGCCTGATATTGTTCCTGTAGTTCTACACGAACTTGAGCTTCTACTTCCGCTTTGTGCTCAACAATACGAGCTTCTAAAAGCTCATTGTTTTGCTTAGTGATAGCTTCAGTAAGCTCTTTTTTGGTATCTTCTGTTAGTAGTTCATTCTCTACTAATTGTTGAAGCAACTCTTCCATAGCAAACTCCTCAGTTTTAAAATAGTTTATAACCATACGCTTCTGGTATAAACGTACACAATTATTTATAGCTCTCCACTCAATTATTAATTTATTAGAAAGTTTTTCTGTAAGTTATTGAAATATAAAGAAAAAGAATTGGTCAAAAATTACAATAATTTTTAAAAAATTATCCACCTAATTAAAATATTGACAACAAAATACTATTTGTAGTACAATTAGATGATATATAGGAAATGAATTATGTCTGAAGTTATAGAATTAAAAGATAAGTACATCAGGAAGAATTTAACAATGTCTGGGGTTCGTAAAGAACCCTTGGGGCAAAACTTGCAGTCGGATATAAACAAGATAGATGCCATCATTAGAAAGTTATCGGAGAAGCAAGCAGCTAGCTCTGAACTTATTAGGCTAAGGACTAGAATATCTAAATTACTATTAGTGATTGATAATAGTCATCAGTAAAATATCTAACGTGGGCTGTATCTGGTCTTTCTAAAATATCTATCACGGTATGCGTGCTTGTCAGTGAAATCTAAATCGAAAGTTTTAGATTTCACTAACCTAATCTTACGTTGAATTTTAATACCACCAATCTCTACGCGCAAAGTATTTGGCCCATCATATATAACTTCCATATCACTGTATTCTAATATAATATTAGGCTTCATCGATTCTTGTGATCTAAAGGTGATTAGTAAATCACTAGCATATACATGAGTTGATAACACCATGCACATTACAGAAGTCCTTAAATTACCCATTAATGTCATAATACATTACCGCGTAGTATAATAGTATTTATATCAGGGCTGTCAATACTTTGGTTTCCATTGCTTTCGTCTTTTGCCGTGGGCTTTCCAACTGTATATGTTTTTTGCTGTAGAATTGGGTATGCCGTCCCATGGATCAATTAATGTCCCCATTCTCCTAGCACCACGTACCACATTCACGCCATAGTCACACGCGTCCCCACAGTTAGCTCGTCTCTCATTCGTGTTGCTGAAGGCTCTAAAATGCCCACCAGTTATAAAATCATGCTTATATGTCATGTCCATGCAGTGCATGCCACCCCATTTATCTTTATGGTAGCCACGCTTTATTTTATTTGGGTTACCTTTTACGTAACAAATATCGGGGGTAGTGGAATAATCACTGTAGTTTTTTATTCTTCGCTTGATACGTGGCATCTGAACTTTATCACCGAAGTGACCATGTATTATGTAGCGGGTGTTTTCTACCCGGATAGTGTACGGTCCACCATTTATACAGTAGCGGTCTTTTAAATAAACGTATTGGGATATCATCTCATATGGAAGATTGTTGTGATATTCGTAAACCTCCTCCAAATCAGAAGATTTAAATACATAAATGCAGTAAAATGCATCCCAAACCTTATAAGTAAAAAGGAATGGTTCTGTAGGTATAGTTTTTGCTTTCATGTTAGTTACTCCTTAAGTATCATAAATTACTAAACATGATTTCCTCCTTTTTTTAAGTTGTATAATTTCATTCAATAATATTTATTATTTTAGACTGTTTAGATTATCTAAGTCAGCTTGTAGTATACGCCTTGCCTCAGCTTCTCGTGTTTTTCCAAGGGTAGTGTAGTAAATATTATCACGCTGTAAGAATGATCCAAGCCAGTTACTACGACCTATAACCCATTGCTCATCTGATGCATTATTTTCAAGCTTTATCTTATCATTATTTTCAAGGTATAGTTCTTCATCACTTAGTGCCCATAAGTCAAGGTCAATAAGAGTACTCACAATGCTCCATGCTGGAGTTGGACGCCCCATTTTTTCAGCTATTTCATTTTTGATACTATATTCAAAATCTAACTGGTGTCCTTCGGTACAACGTATAGCCTGTGCAATCTCTACCACTAAACTGTGATCCCCGTGTTCGGCAATAAAAAGATCACTGCTTAGTTCTTCATTTGTTTGTTTTTTAGAAGGTATGTTATAAACAATATCATGGTACATGATAGCCCACAGGGTTGCATCAAAAACATCCTTAGGTAGGTCTGAATACAATGTCCTTAGATTATGAATCATGTATTGAAGGTGATCAATGTTATGGTATACTCTATGTGGTTCAGTATATGCAGCTACCACATTTTCGGGAAGTTGTATTTTATGAATTATTTGGTTATGTGGTAGTTCGCTCATATATTATCCTTAGTATTTAATATAATGTTTTCTTGCCTTCACGTATTTCGATATTATCTGAATGTTTTGCGCGTTCAAGGATAAGATCATTAAATCTTTGCTGTTGCTCTTCTGTAACTTTTCGTTTTAAAAAATCAGATGCATCTATATCTCTCATAAGCTGAGATAATTTAACAGCAATATCATCTGACCTCTTTACATACCTTTCATCATTACCCAGTTTACCATTTTCCCAATTTTCAACAGTTGATTCTATTTTTTCAACATCTTCTTCTGGGAAATTCTCTGGTTCTTTACACATGCTTAGCACCTAATAAGTGGGTCATTGCCACTAGGAAAATCATTAACATTGGTGAGTTTATTACCGTCAAGCAGTGGGAACATCCCCATTACGGTATGGTAGGGTGTGTGTGCTTCATTTAATTCAGCTTCGGTGGCTTGTGTTTCATTTAAACGCATTGGATCAATTTCATGTTTAAACACTAATGACAAATGGTTCTTTAATACTTCCACCTGTTTTGCTGTCAACGGCTCATCACCCTCTTGTAGTTCAAAATATCCTTGTAACCAAAAACAAAAATCTACACTATTCATACATTATTCCTCTTTGTTATATCCAAACTTCTCAAAATCTTCACCCGCCCATTGGTTAGCACACTCTATGATCTCATCTGTTTTAAGATCATCCCATGTAGCATGTCTTCGTTTAAGCTCATGTGGGATTATAACACGGTCTGTGACAAATGGCAACGCATGAAATTCTTCATCTATATTCTCAAGGTGTAAAGGTATTACATTATCTGGTAGCCTTCTATACCATCTATGCTGCGGCATCATGAGTGTTGGCATCCTTACATCTGCCATAGTCTCAATTTTATCTTTGTTTTTAGCTGCAAACTTACAGAAGGTTAAAAAGTCATCTTTACGTATTACAGATAGCCACGTGTCCCTATATGCATGGGGGTCGGGCTTTGTGTGTAACAATGAGTTCCATAGTGCCACCAGCCGTTCATATGGGTTTCTTACCGTAGAGAACACCGTGTACCCCTCAGTATTGATAGGCATCTCCGTTCTGTGAAATGGCCCATCCATACGCTTGCCATTGAACTGTTCGGGCAATAGCTTAAAGAATGTATGTGAGCCTGTCTTGGGTGTTGATATGAATACGAACTTATGCTCTCTTGAGAGTATCATTTACCTGTTCCGGTTAAGTAGGTTATCTAGGGCTATATGCAACACATTAAACACGCGTATTCCCAAAACAGAATTACTATCAAAATCAATTTCAAGTTCAGATATTTCAACCAATAGTTTTTGTAAGTTATAATTTTTTATTTTAATACTATATTCTTTGATGTATGCCGTAGTTATCTCAACTTCAACGTCCATGCCATATTCCGCATCAGGGTCGAAGGTATAATCTGGAATCTTGTGTTTCATAATATTATCCTATGTTATTACATAACCAGAACGTGCTGTTCAGCCTCGCCTAACATTTCATCGAAATAATATTCTAATGTGTTAGCTAGGGAGTCCAGATCTTTCAATTCCTCATATGCTTCTTTATCACGAACTGATATTATATCACTGCCAGCTTTAAAACGCAATGGCAATTCATTGAAGCGTATTCGGCCATTTATCATGTGTTGCGCAAATAGTTCATTGTATAATTCAAAGTAATCTCTCAAATTCTTATCGCGTGCTGATTTGAATGTACATATGTTGTGGGCTAGGTGCTTCATTAGTAACTGACTTTCCCTATCGGTTGGTCCTTTTTTATTACTGCTAAACCTTTTAATACCATAAACATCATGAAATATCATCTTAAATTCTCTGCTTATAGCCTCGACTATTTCATCATAGCTCCTGTACTGACTTCCCATCCCTCTACCATTATTAGCTCCGAACGCATGCCCCATCCTATGGGCAATTATCCACGGTGTCATGTTAAGTCTCTCAGAACCTTTATTGTTTGTAAATATTATATTAACCTGTGAATCCTCTTGGTAGTTTGGCTCAACTTTATCTGCAACTTCATCTCCAAGGTTTTCTCTAACCCATTCCAAACTAACACCACCCACTTCAGTATGTTTATTGGCTGCTGGTGAGTTGACAAAATACATGTTAATATCGTAGTTTGTATTTTTGAATTTTTTAGTCATAATTTCTTTAAACCTTGGATTCTTAATCATAGTCCTATCTCGTTTGTCACGAAATGATGAACTTTTATCAAAATCCCCAATAGGCTCAAAGTCTTTTAACGGTTGTTCTGTAAGAATGTTTTTTATTAGCATAGTAGGTTATCCTTTAGTGCCTTATCGAGTACGCTTTTTGCTATTGCTGCGGCAGCTGCTGCTCCACTTGTTAACCCTGCGGCCAATGTAGTATTAGTAACCTCTTCCGCGTTTGTGATAGCCTCAACTTTTAAAAGGTCTAGTGGTAATATGGCTGCACATAGGCCAGCGAGTGTCCCAACCTGAGCCTTATATGCCGCTAATTTAACTTTAGCATCTGCATGTGCAAGTGCTTTTGCTGCTTCAAAATCTTGTCTAGTTGGAAATCCACCCGGAGCTAGTGATTTAAGAGCACCTAAAGCATTATCATATTCTGATTTTACCGCAGCTAGTGCTGCTTGACCCGCCTTTATTGCTATCTGCTTTGCTGAACATGACATTTTTATTATACTCCATTAAGATTGTAAGTATATTTATGCTAGGATACCAAATCAAGCTCATATAGTTCGTTTTCATCTCTATCATCTTGAGACAAAATACCACCACCAACTAAATCAATATCCTCTAACCGTATTATATTATTAATAACTTCACGTCGTTTGGTTACTTTCATAACAGTATCAATTGGTGTGTGTCTAACAACACCATCGGCATACACACCACCAACCAGATCACCAGAAATTAGCATGGCATCTTCTGTTAATATTATATCATCTATCTCTTTGCATTCGGTATAATCAACCAAATAATCATCAGTCTTATTTGTAGATGATGTTACCTTAGCTTCACCACTTACCTTGACACTTCCTGTAGATTTATTAGTGTAGGTTCTAGAAAACTTCTTCTTCTGTCTTTCTCTAGCTAACTCAAGGCGTTCTATGTAGTCTCGGTATATTTCTTCATCATGCATCCTTACAGACAATGCATATGCGTGTGCAGCAATACTACCAGCACCTCCCGGCCTTTGGTTGCTGGTCGTGACTGTAGCTGATACTATGGCTTCTCCACCAATTACCACACCACCAGATGAATCTATCGCGAAGTCCTCTGGTATGAACTCTATGGCTGTATCACCGGCAATAATAACAAGACCACTACTTACATATGCAAATGTTCTTGCGTTGGCAGCATCACCGGATATAATTACATTACCAGAAGATGCTAGGTTGCGAGTAACACTGATCTGTGTTGTACCACCAAGAACTATTGTTGCTGGTTCTGTAGGGGTGATGGTTGTATCTATTGTTCCATTGCCACTTAGAGCAATGATACCTGTTGACTGGTAACCAAATATTCTGCGGGTTGTGCTGCTGCCATTGAGGTTAAGTGCACCTGTGGAATTATGGTTAAGGGTAGCTTCTAATCCAGCCTCACCTTCTAGGTTGATAATACCAGTAGATTGTAGGTTTCGTGTTATTGATATAGTGGCTTCACCACCGATAGTGATGTCCCCGAAGATTGCTAAGTCTGTCTCTAGAAAACCCTGTAAGGCTAACGATAAAACGTCATCGGGGTTGTTTAAACCCTGTAAAGCAATATCTGTGGGTGTACCTTTATTGATAGCCACGTGTTACTGCCTCGTTACGGTTACTGTGCCATTACCATCGTCTGTAATATCCTGTACAACATCAACACCAGCACTTCTTTCTGTAGACGAAACAACCAATGGGTTGGTAGGATCGAGACCGTGCAGCTTATGAATTTCATCAAGCTTAGTATCACTCTTATTAAGTGCTTCACCGGTAGTACCAATACCCAAATGGTCATCCAGTATAGCATCCCATACCGCAGTCTGTATAGTTTGGGTGCCAATCAATGCAGTTGTGTTGATAGTGGCGCTAGGCCCAGACAAGTCAGCATTTACACCCCCAATCCCAACAACATATACAAGACCAGCAGTCACATCAGATGCAAAGGATACTGCACCACCATCTAACCCAAGAAGCAGTACTGCTGTCGCAGATGTCATATTGCTTACCTCAAGTAAACCTTTAAATCCGTGGAATACTACATGTTTATCCCCACCCATATCAATCGTTACACCAGCTACTGATGGATTTAAGGCTGCTCCGAAGCAATTAATAAATCGGTGGTATGCTAGTGTAGCACCAAGGGAAATAGAACCCTGCAGGTCAGTATCATACATATCGCCCTCAAAATTAACGATGTACCTAACCAACGCTTCACGGACGGAAATAGTCCCACTCATAGTACCCTCAACGGTTAGGAGTCTGAATACAGTGTTTGTGGTTATTGCACCATTGATCACAGTAACCACCGCGCTTCGGATGTTATCCGATTCAAACGTAATGTCACTAACATCTACATCTGCAGGAATAGTCAGGTCTCCGAGAATATGTATGCGATTGAACCCACGTTCTGAACAAATGGTCAACGCATCATATATGTTGCTTGAGGTTACTTCGGCTGTCCCAATTGGGTATTCTGTGCCTGCAGTCCCATTAACAACATCCACCCTAACCTCACCCAAATATACAG